TCATGGCACGTTATAACCTGCATGATTATCTGGATGATCAGCGTCACTGGCTTGCTGTTTGGCAGGATCACCTTGAGAAGCTGGTTGGTCAGCCTCTGGTTTGATCCCCACGTTATCTTCCCAGGCCAGCAGGTCTGAAAGTCTCCACCTTTTAGGGCTGCCATTTATTTTAGGCTGCGGGAATGGCTGAGCAAAGTAAGAGGGCATCCGGGATGGGGTGCTCCAGAAATAGAGTGTGCTGCGCGATATTTTGTATCTGGACAGAACGTCATCGGTTATCAAAATTTCATCTGATTTATGAGATGTATTAGTCATAGAAACCCCTTAGTTACATTGTCCAGGCAGATGGTGTAGCCGGCGCGCGCAGCTCATGGCTGTGGCCACATAGCTACTTTTTCTGTTAACAACTTCTACAGTGATCTTTGAGCCTTGAACCACCACCGTATAAGTTCTTTTCGTTTTCTGTCGCCCGTAGGCTCCATAAAGCTCAACGTGTTTTGCCAGTGCCGCATCGCACGCCTGGCGGCCCAGCGGTGATTGTTTGCTTCGGTTAATCAGTCGCATATTCACCTCACACAAAGACATCAACCGGATCGCCAGCTGCGCGCGCGTTGTCGTTCGCTTCACGGCGGAGGCCGAGAACATAGCCAACGGGATCCCAACTGGACAGAATTGCATTGAGCTCTTTATGGCTGTGCCAGGTTGTCAGGCGTTTTTTAAGCTCGCTGGCGCAGGCGCGCACGTTCGCCCGGGTGGGGCCGGCCATCTTCATGCATAAGCACAAAGTCAGAAGCAGATCCGAATATTCGTCGGCGGCTGCACGCAATGCTGCCGGGTCGATGCTGGCTTCCAGCTCAGGTAATCGATGTTTAAGACTCATGCTGTCAGCTCCTCAATTCGTTTGAACTTAATAACCCAAACCCATGGATTGGAATTCCATGATTCGTCGCCGTAGATTGATTTCCAAAGGGTTACGAATGAGCCGCGGGCGCTCAGTTGATGTTGAGTCCAGCCTGGCTGATAGTGCTTCCAGAAGCCCCCTCGTAGCTTCGCCACACCTTCTGCCTGAGCATCATGCTCGTTGATAGCGTTTAGCCGCTCAACCCGCACGTCGGTGATTTCCAGCAGAATGCGGCTGGCCCAGCGCGGCATGTGCAGCGAAGGAGTCCATTTCTCAGGCGTTGCCGGCTTATTGCAGACAGCTACGGGTACACGGTGGGTTTGCTCAGTCCATGAATTTCGCTCGCTGGCTTTGTATACCAGGGTGGCGACGTCTGTAGCCCGGCTATGCACCCGAAAGGCCTCCCGCACCCAGATGCGATCGCCTGGTATTCCGTATGGGCAGCATTCCCTGATCAGTTCAGGTACATCTTCCGGGTAGCAGCCGATAAACTTCTTCTCGATCTGAATGAATTTTGAAATTTGGTCTCTTCCGACCGTGCAGTCCTTTATAATCCTGCGCGTCTGCGTCTTTCGGCCATCCAACAATGCCCGCACCATCTCAGCGTTAAAAATCATTCCGCGCTCAGAAATTTTCGTCATATCGTTACCGGGAGGGCGAACCCTCCCGCCTCCCTTAGCCCACGTATTCCGGTTTCATGTCGTCCAGGGTGATGCGGAACTGCTCATACAGTTCATCACCGAGGTGGCGTTTCGTGCCGTTGAGAATGCCTTCAGCTTTAGCGAACAGTTCGACGGCTTCCGGTTCTCCGGGATTAGGTAGAGAGTTGATCGCGGCCTCAACTTTGTTTCTGGCGTCAACCATGAAATAACGCTGCACGGCTTTACCTTTCAGCTCGGTGAAGAGAACAGTGCCCAGCACAGCTTTCTCTTTATCCAGATCCGCCCTGATGGCTTTTGCTGCATCGACCGATTCGGCGCGCTCAATGCGGTCACGGAAATCATCTGCCAGGGAATCAATATTGAGAGCTGAATCCTGCGCGCTGGTGGTGATGTCTGTTCCGCTGGTGATCTCTGCCACAGACATTCTTTGCGCCGGCGCCGGGTTTATTTCTCGCTCGGTCCTTTGTTCAACTTCATCCGCGCTGTAAACACCCAGGATGACTTCCGGGCAATACAGCCGCGCCCAGTATTTGACGCCCAGATAAGCGATTTGCTGTTTCGGGTTAGAAACCCACAAAGGAGAATTACGTGTGACGACTCCAGAGAGATAAAGTGGCTCCCCCCAGGTGATTTCCGATTCACCGCGCAGAATCGCGCCGACCTGGACGAATAACCCGATTTCGTCCTCATCTGTCCAGCCTCGTACACGCTCGGTGACATTGTATTTCCCGTTTTTGCCGTGCTTTTCCCGGGTGAGCTCTTGAGTCCTTGTGCAGCGCTCCCAGTCGCCGCCGTAACGATAGTGAAAGCGGCCATGAATGGCGCTTGAGCTGGCGATTACCGCATTGACCAATTGGGCTTCATACCCGAGCACACCGTTTACCAGATGCGTTTTTTGCGCTACTGCGTAGGGATTCATGCCCCATTGCATTGCCTGCATAACGATCGCCATGCAATCGGCTGGTTTACCCGCGAGGTGTGCAGGTACCGTCACCTGAGAATCTGCCATCAGGTTTGCAAATGCCGTTAGCTGTCCGAGCGCCTGCACGTTGAAGATGGCGTTACTGGCAGAAATGGTATTTGGAGCCTGTTGCTCAGTGGTAACAATATTGGTGTTTTCCATCGTCATATCCCCTTATGCCTGTACGCGCAGCGCTTCGAGACGGCGCACATCAAAATCGTTAAGTTCTTCGGTGTAGTCTTCGGTAATCGGCGCCGGCCATTCGCCAGTGTCGAAACCGTTCGCGATGGCGCGCATAGCTTTGCGGTATTCCAGCATGCCGAGTTCCAGCAGTTCTTCGGATGCCTCGATGATGGCGATCCAGTGGTAGTTCTCGTCTTTGTTGACGAATATCCAGAAGAACTGGTCTAGGGCTGCGGTTTCGCAGTACATAGCCGCGCTCAGGTGGTAATCGCGCTCGATGATTTCCCGGTGCAGCTTTGCGCGCAGGCCTTCCTGCTTGATGTTCCACATGCTGATGGTTTTCAGGTCCGCACCGATGCGCAGGCCGCCCATGTCTATCTCAAGGTCAGGACGCACGCGAACTTCCAGCCCGGTTTCCTCATCAATGCCGAAATAGCTCACCTCGACGGCACGGCTCGGGTGCGTCAACAACTTGCCGGCGGTCGGGTGATTCAACAGTGCTTTCTGAATGGCCAGTGCCGTAGCCAGCTGCTGGCGGGTAACCAGCACTTTTGCTTCCGGATTCTCGCGCCATGCATCCAGCAGCTCGTCGGCAAACACGGCATCCGGTTTTACCGATTTCACGGCCTGAATCAGATCGGCCTTTGTGCCAGAGACTTTCAGCGGCTGCGCCTTCTGTGCTTCCTGAGCAACCAGGTCAGGGTTAATGATTGCCAGCTGTTCCAGTAAGGCATCGCGGCTGCCGCTGGTTTTCACCTGGGCGGGCAGAGTAGCGTTATATTCCTTGATGCATGCCTTCATTGCGGTAGCGGTTTGCTTTTGACCGTCTTCAATGCGCTGGAACTCAGCAGGCAAAGACATATAACCCTGTCCGGTTTCTTCAACTGATGTACCCAAAGGAACCTGGGCGGGCAGGGTCGCGTTGTATTCCTCCAGGAATCTCTTGATGTCATCTGCGCTGAGCAAAACCGGAAGCCCGTTGTTGTATTCGTCGATAAACGCGCGGATCGTCGCAGTCGTGGTGAAAGCGCCTTCCGGGATTTCCGGCTCGATGCTGAATTCTTTTTCCAGCTGATCAGGCTGCAGCGCCAGTGCATGCACCAGATTGCCCATATCCAGAACAGGGGAGCGTACCTTCTGGATGGTTTTGGATACGTGGCGCGCCTCGAAATACATCAGCGATACCCGCGCATCTTTAACCATCGTGGAGCTGATACCGTTAGTGGCGTGGTAGACCTCATTTGGCACGCCTTCATATCGACCTGGCTCGAAATACTCCGGCCATGATGGCGCTGCTTGTTCAGCCACTTCCTCTTTATCACTATGAGCACTCTCGGAAACCTGGCTTTTCAGCACTTCGGCGGTAAGATCCGGGCAGCGTTCAGCCAGTATTTCGCTCATGTTCACGGCAGTTGTTTGCGCAGGAGGCTCATCAGCGCCTTCGCCTGCTGATACCGCATTATCATTTTCGTCTTCGACCGGCTGAGCCGTTTCCATCTGCACATTGCTGGTGGTTTCCCCGGAATTAGCTGGATGTAATTTTTCTTCTGCAGCGCGCTGGCGCGCCTGGTCCACGATAGAAAGTGCTGGTGCTGGTGCTGGCTGGCTATCCATCAGACCATCAATCGAAAAAACACCATTGCCCATGTTTGAAACTTCAGGCTGTTTGGGTTTGGTCAGGTCTTCGGTTATCCACTTCGGATCCGTGGGGTCACTGATACCTTCGACATATTCGCCACGTTCGGCGGCCAGAACCTGATTAGCGTCAGGACGTTTCTTTTGAGCTTCTTTCACCAGTTCGGTGCCAATTACCTGAAAGTCAGTTGGGAGAGTTTCCAGGTCAGGCACACCTTCATCACCATCGATAGCCTTTTTCACAGCGTCCAGAGTGACGGCGGCAGATGAAATATGCCCTGCCTTGGCAAGCGTTTCAGGGGAAGGGGCGTCATGCTTATGCTCAGTCAGATTTGCGTTGATGTAGCCACGCAACCGATCTGGAAAAGGAGTTATTCCGCTGGATGCTTCCCTGATCAGTGCAAAAATCGCCGCACGCGAATAATCCAGGATGCCAGGGGTTTTGCGCAGGGCAGCCGACCATTCCTTGAACGGACTTTCTTTCTTCTGGACGATCTCTTTGGCCCGGCGGTGAATTGATGCCGGGAAATTGTAGATATCGAAATCCATTGGCATTGTGGCCAGGGCTATTTCTACATCGAGCGTATCAAGGGTATGGGTGTAGTCAGGATTGCGATCGGTTTTATTACCGCCGCCAGCATTAGTTCCTGCATCAGTTTTCAAAACCGAAGAAATGCAGTTACCGGCAGCCCATTCCCTGGTGAGAATGCCGCGGTCGATCGCGTTAGTGGCAAACCACAGCTTTGCAAACTGGATACGCTTGCCGAGCTCATGCCGCTTCCCTTCCGGGAAGACTTTTTTATTGGCACTGGTGAATTTCCAGAGCGCCGGCATATCGTATTTTTTGATTTCAGGGATATTCTCGGCGGCCAGAATCAGATCCTGGACGGCTGCGTTATCAGTGTCCATTTCAAGAACTGACAGCTCCTGCCGGTGAGGCATGCTGATATGATAAACGTGACGTTCTTCGGCCATGTACTGCGCCAACAGCTGAGCGCGAAAGGGGAGTTCTGCCACGTTAAAAAGCGCGCTCGAATCGTCCTGGTATTCATCGCTACCGAAAGTTTCCACGGTCTCATCTTGTGCCACGTCGCCAGTATTATTGGCATCAACCAGCTCGCCACTAACGGGCTCAGCAGATACTCCGGCATCATCGATGTGATGATCCGCAGGTACCTGACCTGGCTTCAGAGCCCAGGTGCGACCATCATCGCCGAGCTGGTAGCGCTTGCACCATGAGTAATCGAGAACACCTTCCGCCGGCAGGTCATTGAATACCGGGAAATCGGTGCGAATTGGTTTTTGATAGTCTTTTCCGCGGCCTGTTTCGATCCCAGCGTCTTCCAGATCGACGTCCAGCTGCAGAAGGGCGCGAGCTTCTGATTTATTAGTGCGCCAGATTACGGCATCAGCTTTACCCGATTTTTGAGTCGCTTTTATCAGATAAAAATATTCCATGTGATAGCCTCGATTTTGGATGTAGAATCCCCCGGGCCATTGGTAGCGCCCATTCAGGGTGGTCATTGGTTTTGGTAATTTCCGGTGTAACTTTGGTCGGTGGCACCGGACGTTAAGCCCGCTTCGGCGGGTTTACGTTAGCCCTCGTGCGCCATCTGGTCGTGAGAGGCGCAACGTTCAGAGCAATACTCTTTTTCTTTCCGTGCGAGCTGGTTCCCCTGGAGGTACAACAGGGTGCTTACCACTGGTTTTCCCTCGATTGCTTTGCGGCAGTAACCGCATTTCTTCTGCATTCTTCCCCCTACATTTGCACCGTGAACCCGGCCGGATGCTCGTCCAGTACACCTTTCAGCGGATAACATTCAGCTTTCACGTGTTGCTCTTCTGCAGCTGCCTTGCAGTCATTCTCAGTGTCGTAAACGCCGAGCAGGACATCCTGATTACCGCCCGTCAGCATGCTGACGGTGAGAACCAAGGCGAATAGGCTTCCAGTCATAAAGTACCTGTTAACCATTCGTAGGTTGCTGATTCAATGACGACTTCCTGATTGTCAGCGTCACATGGAGTTTCTTCTCCCTGAACCTCATAAATACAAAGCAGGTCTATAACCTGCACATCCCTATATTTTTTAACCATTAGAGAATCTCCCACAGCGCGCAGAAGAGCGCGATCCAGATGAAGAGCCCAATAACTGCCGAAATGACCATGGCTCGGATGCCTTGCTTACTCATTTCAACACCTCATTTATGCCTGTCTTTTAACCACTTCAGGCTCGGTGGTATGCTGGTAGTTCTCACACAGCCAGCAAGGAAATAAAAATGTCAAAACTGACAACGATGAAAGTTGCTTGCCCTGATTGCGGAAGCGAGATGCTCAAGCGTCCCGATGATTTCGACTTTGATACAAATTTTGTTGGCGTCAGTTGTGCCAACAGTGGTCGAGAAATCACTAAGGACGATGTCGTTAAGCAAGGGACGGATGTTGTCAAAAAGCAGGTTGACGACATCCTCAGGGATGCCTTCAAGGGAACGGGCTGGAAGCTCAAGTAACCCCAGTAGTTCCTCGACCTGATTGATTACTTCCGTGGCGTTTATTTCGAGTTCAATAGGCGCCACCTTTACCTTACTCATCTCACCCTCATTGCCTTATCGCCGGCCAGCGGAACGTTACTACCTACTGCGCATTGATATTTCCACCTCATCCCGGAATTCGTATGCTCCGGGCAGCTACTTCGTGGGCGTCCTGCCTTGGTGGGGTGTTGCTGGAGTTAATTAAACACAATGTTTAATGTTGTGTCAACATTATGGGTAATTAAACGTAAACAAAAAGTTTATAACGAGAGGTGGGTTAGTGCAGGGAGTATGTTTATGGGTCTATTCTTTGGTTTTAAAAACATCTATGAGGGCTAATGGTATGCGGTATGAGGATGAGTTTTTCGCGGAGATGCACCCGCAGATAGCGCAGGTTATTGGGATAGCGGTTATGCAGTTGTTGGTTGAAAAGCGCGAGCCGTCAAGAGAAGCTCTGATAGAGATTATTCAGGTGCTATGACAGGAGGACCAGGTGGATCTGGCTGTGGAGTTGGCGCTTGATGTGCTGATGCTGCCGAAAGAGTAGGGCAATAAAAACCCGGCGCGGTGGCCGGGAAGGGTCAAAGGATGCTTGCAAGATATCTTAATTGCTTCTGATATCGTGTAACGGATTGGTTTACTTGCAATCGCTTCCCTTCACTTACTGTATGGAATCTACCAACCTTGAGCTGAGAAATTGGTATACCTTCGGCACCACTTATTTGCCCACTGGAAACAAAATCATCGGTGACAACAAACGCTTTACTCACGTCTTGATCGGCAAAAAGATGATTGTATTTTTCAGCGATTTTAACGGCACGTTCAATGTACATTTGAGAGGCTTTACCAGGGGTTGAGGAAAGCCGACTTTTCGATCCAGCCATCGTCATCACAATGGCTGCAACCTTTGGCGAAGATAACCCCCCGGCGCGGTCGTTCCACATTTGAAAGTCTTTATCTGTTCTTGAGAGCATATCAAGAGTCAGATTAAGAGATTCAATAGAATGCTCATCCACTCGAACAGGGATGATTAATGCCTCAGCCGCGCACCAAGCCAAATGCGTTCCCCCTGCATAGAATGGACTTGTGTCCATGAGAAGGATTTCACATTTTTTTTCAATAGCTTCTTCCTTCATGATTGAATGTAGAGAAGTAAGAAGAGTGGAGACAGCTTTTGGCTCACCTCTTGATAAGGCTACCTGAAGTTGTTGATACATGCTCGATGGGAACGCGAAAAGCTCTGGATCTCCCGGGATTGCATAACAAGCCTTTCCACCCTTGAAATCTTCAATGTAATTACTTACACGATATGAGATATCGTCAGGTTTGTCGCCAAATGCAGGGCCTAGCATCTTAGGAGTTAAGGCATCAGCAATAGTAACTTTTGGGTTCGCACCTTTCAATATCGTTTCGGTCAAGTTGCATTGGGGGCACAGGTCGGCGACAAGTACTGAATTAACGCGAGAAATTTCGTACGCCAGGTTGAAGGTCATTGTTGATTTCCCAACGCCTCCCCTTAAGTTAGATACAGCATAGCTCTTAAAGCGAGGGCCTCCAGTTGCAATATAGCCATCCTCCACAACCTGCGCATAGCGGCTAAGAACATCATCTACCAAACTTGACATAATCATCTCCTCATTTCGACACCATTCATTAAATCACCACAAAGCTGCAGGATCAATAAAAAAGTGCAGGTTTTAATATTAAGTGCAGGTTTTGAGATTATGTGCAGGAGTTGTTGTGATCTGCAGGTGTTAAAGAAAAGTGCAGATTTTGTTGTATAGGACAGGGTTTAAATTTATATGCAGGAGGAGTTATAAAGTGCAGGCACTGGAAAATTTTAATTAATAAAAAAGGCCGCATTTCTGCGACCTCTCTCTACCCACCGATTACTTACCCATGCTTCCTGTACGTCTGCGGCATTACCAAAAAACATCGAACTACCGGTCTGGCTTACTCAAAGTCATCCCGCCCACTCCTTCGCTTGAAGAAAATTTTGTCCAGCCTGAGGACTATCCCAACCAACCCGATAATCAGCAAAGTAATAAGTATGGGGATAACTAAGTCAGACATGCTTCCTCTGCATTGTTTAAATCTTATTTAGGCGGAGCATCAGAGGACTGGCTGTCTAGCCATTCTGCAAGTTGCTTTAAAATCTGCACTCATGTTGGATCTGCCTTATGTACCTGGAGTCGCATAGCCACCCAGAATGAACCACGCCATAAAAGCGACTGCAATGATGAACACGCTCGCCGGAAATGCTATACCAATTCTCATAAGACCGCCCTTAACTGTCACTCGCCATCACCCTTAATCCGCCGCCCCATGTACTTGGCATACAACTCATCGAGCTCTTTGAGCCGCAGAGATACGATCCGCAGCATGTTCTGTTGCTCTTCTTCGTTGGGGAGTTGGTTATAGAGTTCCAGCAACCGCTTCTCGTCCGGGCGTAAACCATCATTTGCATCGACGTCCTGACCTAAAACCCACTCAAGGCTTACGCCAAGAGCATCAGCGAGCTTTATGGCAGAGCTCTTTCCGATCGCTCCCCGCACAAACCAGTTGTTAACCGATTGCGAACTTACACCACAAATTCTCGCTATATCCGCTTTGGATATGCGCTTCATCTCAATTATTTCATTGAGCCTTTGGACCTGTGGGTTGTCGGACTGGTGCGTATTTTTTCTCATATATCACGATTTTAAACTAAATGTTTACCATCTCAACATTCATAAAGTTGACATTAAAATAAACATAATGTTTAATTCTCTCTGTAACTTTAACGGAGTGGTTTATGAACGCATTAGAAAAAGCCATACAGATCGCTGGTGACGCAACGAAGCTAGCAGAAAAACTGGACGTCTCATCTATGACTATTAGCCATTGGAAGCATCGCCATGGGGGAGCCGTTCCTCAGTCTCGGGTTTTCCAAATCTTCCGGGTAACCGGCGTTACTCCGCATGAACTTCGCCCAGACCTTTACCCAAATCCAAACGACGGTTTGTCTTCACAAAATCTGGCGGGATGACCATGCAAACACTTTCCTTTCAACAAAATACCGGATTCAACCCCGGCGCTCTGATAAAGCGAAATCAGGCGAAAGTGGCAGATCACGACGGCATTCGTTCTGCCGTTCGCGCCTGGGCCGCTGCTGAAGGTCAGGATGTTGTTTCGGCATACATCATCGATGAGTGGCGCCAGCAGGGCGGGGAAGAAATTGAATTTCCCGCGGACATCAGCCGCGCCCGCCAGAAGCTTTTCCGTTACCTGGATAACGAGGTCGATTCTGAAAAGTATCGCGCGAATGTGCGTCTTCTGACGCCAGCCATCATGGCCGTCCTCCCGTTGGAATTTCGCCACCGCCTGTTGCCTGAAGACAATTTCATGTCCCGACTGGCACGGCTGGAGAAAGAGACCAGCGAAGCGAAGGTTGCCGTTGCCATGGGAGCTCCACGTCATCAAAAGCTGAAAGAACTGAGCGAGGGAATTGTCGAGATGTTCCGGGTTGACCCAGAACTAACGGCGCCACTGATGGCCATCGTCACTTCAATGCTGGAGGTTTTGTAATGTCGGGTATCAAAAAGGCGAAAGCCGCGGTGCTGTAACACCAACGGCTTTCAGGTGCAAAAACGAAGAGGTAATTGCGAGGTAAGTATGTCAGGAACAAAGACTGAGGTAAACGCCCAAGCGACCCATAAATGCTACTTTTGCGGAGCGAGCAATATTGAGGTTGCAGGCGTTCTCATTGCCGGCCCCGGCGTATCCATCTGTCAAAAATGTGTCTTTCAGTGGGTTGATATTGTCTTTCAACACGCAGAAAAGACCGATAAACCAACGTCATAAGTTCAGGGGTATCTATGCGTGACTATGCAACAGTCGCACCGCAATTCTGGCTGGGGAAAACAGGTCGGGAACTGCGGAAAAAAGGCGCTGAAGCGCAGGTGGTCTCGTTTTATCTCATGACCTCGCCACACGCAAACATGCTCGGTTTGTATTACCTGCCAATTCTCTATATCGCCCATGAAACAGGGCTGGGCTTAGAAGGGGCTTCGAAGGGGCTTAAAAGCACCATCGAAGCGGGGTTTTGTAGCTATGACGAGGACACAGAGATGGTCTGGGTGCATGAAATGGCCGCCTACCAGGTAGGCAAGGCATTAAAGCCAGGTGATAACCGTTGTGCGGGGGTCAGGAGTGAGTATGCATCACTTACAGAAAACCCTTTTCTTTCATTATTTTACGAGCGTTATAAGGATGATTTTCATCTGAATGTCAAACGCGAATCGTGCCCAACGCCAGAAGGGGCTTCGAAGGGGCTTCGAAGCCAAGATCAGGAACAGGATCAGGAACAAGAACAAGATAAAGATCTTTCGGGGCATGGCTCCGCCACCCCCCCAGATGGTGGATCCTCCGATGAAGCTCCATCTGAAAAGCCGAAAAGCAGTTACCCGGAGGAATTTGAACTGGCCTGGAGGGAATACCCAAAGCGCGCAGGAGGCAATAGCAAGGTCGATGCGTTCAAAGCCTGGACTGCTCGAATTAAATCAGGCGCAACAGCGCAGGAGCTTACCGATGGTGTTCGACGATATGCGGATTACGTCACTGCTGCCGGAAAACTCAACACTGAGTACGTGAAACAAGCGTCCACGTTTTTCGGTCCCTCAAAGCACTACGAGGAGTTGTGGAGCTTCGAAGTACCAACCGGTAAACGGGATCCGAACTCAATATCCCAGCCAGATAAATTAATTCCGAGTGGGTTCAGGGGGTAGTGATGAAAAATATGATTGGTACTGGTAGTGCGCTGGAGCGGCTGAAAAAACTCATCCCTCCGGGTGTAGAGCCTAAGTTTGCCAGTGTAGAGGAGTGGAGAACCTGGCAGGCCGAGGAAGGGCGCAAACGCTGCGAAGAACTGGAAAAACAAAACCAGCGTACCCGTGCTGAAAAAATATTCGGACGAGCGGGAATTCAAGATCTGCATCGGAGCTGCACGTTCGCAAATTACCAGGTGGCAGGAGATGGTCAGCGCCGGGCGCTCACGATGGCGAAAAGTTACGCACAGAACTTCGGTTCAGGGTTCGCCAGTTTCGTATTCAGCGGAGCGCCGGGAACCGGGAAAAACCATCTGGCGGCCGCAATCGGAAATCACCTGCTGGCTGGTGGTCGCTCTGTGCTGGTGGTGACTATTCCTGACCTGATGCTACGTGTTCGCGAGTGCTACGACGACGGGCAGTCAGAGGCTTCGCTTCTGGACGACCTTTGCCGGGTAGATCTGCTCATCCTGGACGAAGTAGGCATTCAGCGCGGCAGCAGCGGCGAAAAGGTCATTCTGAACCAGGTTATCGATCGCCGCCTGTCGTCGATGCGTCCGGTCGGCATCCTGACGAACCTGAACTACGAATCTCTGACGGACACCCTCGGCGCGCGCATTCTCGACCGTCTCCAGATGGACGGCGGCATGTGGGTGAACTTCGACTGGGATAGTTACCGCAAAAACGTCCGCCATCTGCGCGTCGTTAAGTGAGGAAAACATGGCTAGAGCATTTTCTGCTGTTGAGCGCCGGGAGTATGTCCGCGCAGTGATTCGGATCACCAGGCATCAGGGGCGCCTTACGACCACCGAGGCAATGAAAAAACTGGGGCTGAGCCGCGCTACTGTCCAGCGGTATTTTTCCGAAGCAGAAGCGACTGGCGAGGTTGTCCGGCATGGTCGTTTGGGGCTGTTCCGCGATCAGCGGGCCGTCATCGACTTTGACATGAAGCGTTTTGGCCTGGTGCCGAAAGTTGCTGTTGGGATGAATTACAGCCTGCTTGGCAGTCCTGTTTTTCAGCGAGTTTTAGATGTTCAGGAGGCTATTCATGGCTAAGAATTCAATCGATGTATACGGTGCCAGCGGCAAAACAAACGTGCTCAGTTTCGAGCCTGAAAACCTGCACCTGGTCACCGATAAGACCCACCCACTTTACGATGAGCGTGTACACCTGCCTATCGAGGAAGGGATGGTACTGAACATTGCGGAGCTGGGTGTACTGGAGCCGATCATCGTCTGGAAAGACCCTGAAACGGGGCTCACCTGCGTAGTTGTTGGCCGTCAGCGCGTTAAACATACCCTGGAGGCAAATAAACTCCGTCTGAAAGAAGGCAAAGACCCACTGCTTGTACCTGGAGTCGTTAAGCGCGGATCAGCAAATCAGATGGCTAAATACATGGTCAGCGAAAACGAAATTCGCCGACCTGATACACCGCTTGGCCGGGCTAAAAAAATGTCAGACGCGCTCGACCGCGGGCTCGATGAGGACGACATTGCGGTGTTGTTTGGCTGCAGCGTTCAGACCGTTCGTGCAACGCTCTCCCTTCTCGATGCCACTCAGGCCGTCAGGGAAGCGGTGGAGGCTGGCACAGTTACCGTTACCCAAGCCCGCCAGCTTGGCACACTTCCCCCGGAAGAGCAGCGGGAAAAAGTGAAAGAGATTGAATCTGCGGCCGCTGGGACTACCGGTCATGAAAAAGCCCGGCGTCAGCGTCAGATCCTCGGTGAGGCAAAGCCGCGCCTGAAAACCCGCAAAGAAATTACTAAAGCCCTGGAATCTGCCGAGGGTGAGTATGCGAGCGCACTCCGTTGGGTGCTTGGGGAGGCCGTATGACAATCGTAAAAACCCATACCGGCACCGTGATCACCAGAGACGGTCCGAAGGTAAAAAAACTGCACCAGACAGAGCGGATGTGGGTCGTCGGCAAAAAACGAGTTTTACCACAAAGAAACAGGGCGCCGTCACTTTGCAGAAAATACGCGCCGCCGGTTGTTGTTGGAAACGATTGAGGCGATAGGTGGTTCACATGACTGAACACGTCGAAAAATACACAAACAAGGCTATAGAAATCATTGCCGACTATATCCAGCGCACTAACAAGAAAAACGAGCAGTTGCAGGAAGCGAAAGTGCGCTTGGATAAAAAAATCGCTCTGTTCGCAGACGATGAGAACTGCAACACAAACAGGCTGATGTCCGTATTTTTACCAGCAATGACCAGCCATACCCGAGATGGCTTTTTCGAAGAGATAGCAGCGGCGTTAGAAGGAGCCAACCAATGACCAAATATGAATTACTCGACTCAAAAATAATGAGCAAAATTGATGCGCATCCTATGCCATTTTCCAGCCTGTACGTCATGGATGTAGCAGAAGAATGCAGCCGCATCGCAAAGGATGAGAATAAGCCAGAACCTTTCCGCATTCTCGATCGCCGGCTTCAGGCGTTACGTAAATCTGGAAAAATCCGCAGTACATCCAAAGGCTGGGTGAGGGCTTAACTAATGACCAGCAAATTAACCAGAGAGCGCCTGCAGGAAATCGCTGAAGATGGATTCCTGAAGCATGGCGAAAGCAAAGAACTGGCCCCGTATGGCGCTGGTCGAAAAGGCCAGCGAGCCGGTGATATTGTACCGGGGAGCGCAATCCCTACAACGGCTTAACCACAGGCTGGCAAGAGCTTACCGAAAACGAGTTCTCATTCCTCAAAGAGAATGCCGGGGAAAATGCAGAGTTCCTCACGCTCTATCGCCACGCGCAGCCAGCGCCGGTAATACCGGATTTCAAAAAACTGGCTCGCGAACTGGTTGTTAATCTCGTCGATTGCAGCGGACTGGATGAAGGGGTGAAAGAGAAGTATCTGGAGTGGGTGGGAGAAAACCTGCCGCGCCGCCATGCTCGCAACCGCCCCGCAGGAGGCATCAGATTTGACGTAATAGCCGATAAATCATTGTCTGTCGCATGTTTTTATTCAAACCAAATGCTAATGTGGTCAGCATAAATGGGCAGCTGCCTACTATGCGGAGGATTTATGGAAGTCGATTTTTTGCTTATAGGAAAAGGTCTAACAGGGCAAATTAAACGGTATGATTATCCAAGAGATAAATTAAGGGTTACTGAGTTAACGGTTGAGTCTGCCAATGAGCCAGTTATAGTTAGACCAGTCCTAGTGTTTGACGTTATTCAACATAAGTTTGATGGGAAAACATATGCAGTTGCCATCGGGGCATCAACAGATTCAGTACAGATTAATGCTCTTATTGACAGGTTAAAACCTCAACCCATACCCGAAAGTTTGCTTATGAAAGGCGACCCTTACGAACAAAAATAAATTATAACCCCCTCCATCAACCGAGGGGGGGGGTATGTCGAAGTGGAGCATTGCAGCCAAACCGAAAGACGAGCAGAACAAGGTTAACGTTGACCTTGCGTTATCCGGCGTTGCATGCAAAATGCGTATTAGTGAGCTCTGGACGTATGGAAAACAACAGTTGGTATCGTTTATGAAAAAAACATCACTTCTGGTTTGTGCTTCCCTTATATCAACCGTGGTGTTTGCTCTTGATAATAAACAAGAAATAGCACCTTCGCGTATAAGTTGTCCCACGCCAGTGATGCCAGTCAAGGCTCAGGCAATGAGAACTGAAGGGCGTGTCGATTATGCAGCATGGGTTAATGATAAAGGCGAAGTGTACTCAGTAGACATTAAGGGCGATGAGGTTTTCTTCAGGGAAACTGAGGTTGCTATTAAAAAGTGTAAGTTTGTGCCAGGCCATCCAGGGATATATCGGGATACAATAAAATTTAGTCTGGTAAGACCTTGAAAAGGGCGTTTGTCGTCAAATCCCTACCGTTTAGGTAACTCCGAAGTATGCTGAGGCGCCGGTGAGGGCTAATATACCGGATATGTGCCTGAAAAAAGACATTGCAGCATGATAAAACCCGCTTCGTCGGGTTTTTTATTATGGAAAAACATCAATCTAAACATAAGCATGGTGTTGGCAAAAAGTGCGGCAGAGGGGTTGAACATTTCACACAACCGGTATACTGTTTGTTTATACAGTATCCATGTGAGGTGCTAACCATGAAAGTTGAAGTCACAATTGATAAACATAAAAAACTCCCTGATGGCGCCATACCTGCGCTTGAGCAAGAATTGCTGCGCCGCTTGTCCCAGTCTTATGATGATTGCAAATTAACCATTCGACGCACAAGCAACGATGGCCTTAGCGTTTTGGGTGGCGCTGATGGCGATAAAAAACGCGTTGAACAAATCCTGCAAGAGACGTGGGAAAGCGCGGACGACTGGTTTTACTGATTCACCTTTTGGTGGCTGGCATTTCCCAAAGCTTCGCAATGAGCGTGCTGTCACCGGACTTTTTATTTGCGTCTGTATGTCGCTCAGGGGGTAGTGTGAGTGATGGTATTGAGGTTCCTACTAATCATTCCTGGTACGATGTCGTCAGGAGATCGGATGGCACCATTATTTGTAGCTTCCCGGCCGAAGGAAGGCATCTGATTTACAGGGTTAATGGCATAATTTCAATGCGACCTTTATTGCCCGAAGAAGAAGTTTTTACTCTAAACGGATTTATGAAATTTGCGGAACGACTTGGCTACCGAGTTCTCCCACCTTCTGATAATATGAAATCAACGGCCTGAACAACCGTTACCTACTGCGCCACGGAGAGAAGCCATGGCGCAATTGCACTTAATAAAACAATCTCAAGGTATCCTGATCCCCGCGACGCCGGAGACCAGTGATTTTCTGCAATCAAAATGCAAGCTCGGATCCGTTCTGGAAGCCGATTATAAGCTTGTCCGCAATCCGGCGTTTCACCGCCGTTACTTTGCTTTACTCAATCTCGGCTTTGAATATTGGGAACCTACCGGCGGGGCGATTTCGTCTAACGAGCGCAGGCTTATCACAGGTTACGCCAAATACCTTGCTGCATATGGCGGGAGTGAATCGGCGTTGCTTGATGCCGCCGGGCAATATCTCGACCGGATAGCTGAGAAGCGATCCGGCTATATCAGTATTTGCAAATCCTTCGATGCTTACCGGGCGTGGGTCATCGTTGAAGCCGGCCACTATGACGCCATACAGCTGCCGGACGGCACGCTGAAAAAACACCCTCGCAGCATTTCTTTCGCAAGCATGGACGAATGCGAGTTCCAGGAACTGTACAAAGCATCGCTGGATGTTCTCTGGCGGTGGATCCTCTCTCGTTCATTCAACAGCCTGCAGGAAGCTGAGAACGCCGCCAACCAGCTTTTAAGCTTCGCGGGGTGATGCCGATGAAACACTCATGGTTTCACCATCTCGAATGCACAACGCAGCAGGCCGACGAATTGGTAGCGAGATATCGTCAGCGGGGCGTAAAGGTCGAACGAAGCTTAAACCCTGACTTTATGACATGGACCGTCAGCGCGCAGCTGGTGGAGGACAAAAATCCGCCTCGGCCAGACTCTCGCTGGCGCAACAGGATGTGGGGGTGAGTATGGCGAACCTTCGCAAAGCGGCCCGAGGTCGCGAATGTACAGTGCGGATCCCTGGTTACTGCAACGGCAACCCGGAAACCAGCGTGTTGGCGCATTACCGCCTGGCGGGTACGTGCGGCACAGGATGCAAGCCTGACGATACTCAGGCGGCGATCGCCTGCAACGGGTGCCATGACGTAATCGACGGCAGAACTAAAACCACCGATTTCACCTACGACGAATTGCGCCTGATGCACGCGGAGGGGGTAATGCGGACCCTGGAAATCTGGCGGAAAGAGGGACTCATTAAATCATGAAAATCTACGATATCACGCCCATCGGCAAACCCAGGATGACCAGAGCTGATAAGTGGAAGCAGCGTCCGGCGGTAATGCGCTACCTGGCATTCTGCGATGAGGTCCGTTTGAAGAACGTTGCTATGACGGAGCAGGGCGGACACATAACCTTCGTGGTTCCCATGCCAAAGGGCTGGAGCCAGAAGAAGCGAGTAACGATGAACGGACAGGCACACCAGCAGAAACCAGACGCCGATAACATGATCAAAGCGCTGATGGATGCTCTGTTTACTGATGACGCACATATCTGGGACTTTCGTGTAACAAAAGTCTGGGGTGAATCCGGACAAATTTTAATTTCTGATATCGGAGAAGTGGCCGCATGAAACTGGAAGCATCGTTAAAGCATTTCAGCCCGCAGGGGATGCATATCAGCGACGACGTGAAAAGCACATCGCCGAATCGACTGACCGGAACAGATGTTATGGCGGCCATCGGTACCACCAGCAGTCGTGCGCGCTTCGGCCTTGCCGCTTTCCTCGGAAAGGCTGGTATCAGCAAAACGGACGAACAGCTTGCAATTCAGGCGCTGGCGCAGTTTGCCATCAAAAACGCTCCTAAAAATGTCCGCAAAGCCGCTGGTGACAAGCTCGGCGCCTGCATGTTGACGCTGGCGCAATTTGCCTTTGCGGAATACTCACGTTCGGCGGCCACCAGAGCAACGTGTCAAAGCTGCAGCGGTACCGGCTTTATTTCCCGCCATGAAGATGTAATTAAGCACCCCGGTATTTTCGATGCTGACGGTGTCGAAGTGAAGGCCCCAAAGATTAGAAATGAACTGGTGAAAAGGGTCTGTGGAGTGTGCGGAGGAAAGAAAGTGATCCATGCGCGATGCAGGTGTAGTGGTAAAGGGGAGGTCTTAGATCGCAAAGCGACCAAAGAACTTGGCGCACCGGTTTTCAAAACATGTGAACGCTGCTCTGGTAATGGCTTCTCTGTTGTACCCTCTGCGACGGTACACCGCGCCATTCTGAAGCGTCTCCCGGATCTCCATCAGTCTTCGTGGTCACGCAACTGGAAGCCGTTCTATGAAGGGCTGGTGGATATGCTTCACAAAGGAGAGAGACAGGCAGCGGCTGAATTTGAGAAGGCGACCATTTATTGATGTGATCGAAACAGATGGCGGCAAATTTTTGCACGATAGAGTTGACTTTGCATAAAATTGTCCTGTATTCTTCTAATCATGGATACGTACATCCAAATGAAACTGATTCTGAACCCTGCCAACCGGCGGGGTTTTGCTTTTCTGGGGGAAGCGATGCAGCAGCCATATTTTTTTAACCCGGGCATGACCACTCAACAGCTTGAAGACTGGCTTGGGCAACAGAAAATCTATCTTGCCCACTTCAACCGTCTGATAGCAGAAAAAGCCGCTCTTGAGGAGCGGCTGAGTCAGATCTCTGCGGAGATTGGGCGAGTCGCTACTGGTAGCTTTGAAGGAATACTGAGTTTTCCCTGGGATCCCAGTCCTCTTGTGGAAAATCCTCAACAGGATAGTGGCCAGTCGGCAGATTGAGTGACGCCAGGACAGCGGCAGCATCTTCTGACATATAACTGGGCTTTAGTTGACTGGCAATGATAAAGAGACAGTCGTTTAGCGAGAGTCTTCTAATCTCTTCAGGTTTCCACTTGGTCATTTCGAAGATAAGGTGATGAAGAGCCTTATCGTTATCAAGATAATAATAATCCGATGAAAAATGTTTCCTGTACTCATCGAGAATACATTCAAGAGTGAATATTTGTCCTATTCGATACCAAACCTGCCTGGCTCTGTAACTGTGTGAGTCTGCCAGTAATGTTTGGGGGAAGTTGTTATTTTGGCAAACCCGTGACTTGATTACCTGTAAAAGGTCTGAGTACTTACTCATATTTTCACCAGTTGATGTTTTAATCATTTGCGAATCAATTTTATCAAAGAGAAAAACAAGCCGCTACACGCTGATAACATCAGGCTGGGCGGTTATGGTGAGCCGATACCTCAGACAAGCAGAGTATTGAAACCAGAAAGACTGAATGTTAAATTTCTGGTGTGGTGAATCCCCCTATGCGGAGGGGCGTCCAGTCAGTTACAGAACCTGTAAATGCAGCGCGGGCCATGCCGACTGGGGCATACTCACCGGGAGGCACCCGGCACCACGCAATGCTACTAAGCTATTTGGTAGTGGGGTTGCTGTTTCGGCTTCTCCAGCTATGTTTAAAAGGCAGTAACGGAAAAAGCGAGCGCTCTCCTGGTAAATCGGTAGCTCGGACTATTAGGTACGTCTCGATCCGGTACAGAATCAGTATTGCCTACATTTCTGCCCGTTCCTCTGAGCGGGCTTTTTTTCGTCTGATTAAGGCACTTCAACTAACCAAAAACATTTAAGGGCTGCGCTAATACGTGGCCTTTTTCATTTCTGGCTCACGGATGACTCCTTTTAAGGCTTGTCGCTAAATCAGCCCGATGGGCCTGCCCCCTTTATTCACACAGCACCCCGTTAACCCGGAGGTGAAACTATGGCAAAGCATATGCAAGACAAAGAGAGCATGGCCGGAATCACCTGGCTGGCTCTGCTGATCATTGCTGGTTGGGGCGGCCTTGTCCGATTCCTGATGGATGTGAAGCAGGGCAAAGCAAAATGGAGCTGGATAAATGCTTTTGCGCAAATTGTGGTTTCGGCTTTTACCGGGGTCATTGGTGGGCTCATCAGCATTGAAGGTGGGCTGAGTATTTACATGATACTGGCCACTGCCGGTATCAGTGGTGCTATGGGTTCCGTAGCGCTCACGTATTTCTGGGAACGAATCACCGGAGTGAAAGCACAATGACAGCAGACCAGATTATCGAGGGGATCCTCGGCAAGGAGGGTGGTTATGTCGATCATCCGTCGGATAAAGGCGGGCCGACCCGCTGGGGCATCACGCAGACCACCGCCCGTGCACATGGCTACACCGGTGATATGCGGAACCTGCCCAGGGAAACAGCTAAGCAAATCCTGCTGAGCGATTACTGGACCGGCCCCCCGGTTTGACCAGGTGGCAGCTCTATCTACGTTACTGGCAGATGAGCTTTGCGACACTGGCGTGAACATGGGGCCATCTGTAGCCAGTAAGTTTTTCCAGCGCTGGCTGACCGCAATGAATATGCGCGGAAAGCTGTATCCCGATCTGATTCCGGATGGCGCCATTGGTCCCCGAACCATCACCGCGCTTAAGGGATACCTTTCCGCCCGCGGGAAAGAGGGTGAACAGGTTCTGTTGCGTGCGCTGAACTGCAGCCAGGGTGCCAGATACCTCGAACTGGCGGAGGGCCGCGAAGCCAACGAGGATTTTCTCTACGGCTGGGTTAAGGAGCGTGTCCTGTGAAGATGATCATTTTCGCTTTGCTTGTGCTGGTGGCTGTGCTCGTTCTGTTACTTCTGCGCAAATATACCCGGCTGGAGTTCGTAGGGCATGCCAGCTTGCTGCTGAAAACGTGGTCTGTAAAGCTGGGAGCTATCGGCGCGCTGGTTGGTGTATGGGCGCAGTCGTTCCCGGATGCTGCGCTGCACGCCTGGGCGGTGCTGCCGCCGGATATCAAAAACATCCTGCCGCCAAACATCGTTGCGTTGATTAGCCCTGCGCTGGTGGTGCTGGCCGTACTATCGCAATACGTACGCCAGCCAGCATTGAAAGAAAAGGCCGACGAACTGAAGGAGCAGCAATGAGCTTTGAAATTATCGCGGGACTGGTGGTCGTCATCCTGGGTGCTATTGCTGGCGCGTTCGGCATTGGTCATGCTCGCGGGGCCAGTAAGGCGAAAGCCAAAGCTGATCAGCAACGTACCGAAGAGAACGCCGCTGCTACTGTCGCCGCGGCAGAACGCCGTGCTGAAGTCACGAAAGGGGCCAGCGATGTACAGGAAGACGTTAAGCGTATGGGCGATGACGATGTTGATCGGGAGTTGCGCGAAAAGTTTACCCGCCCCGGTAGTCGTTGACACGGCCTGCAGCTGGGTGCGGATCATCTACCTGACTGACCACGATATCGATGTGTTGGATAAGCAGACCAAGCGTGACATCCTGGCGCACAACAAAGCAGTGCAGGCCAATTGCTCGCAGCTCACAGAGAAGGGTTCCAGGAAATTCAGCTACAAACGCAGAACACTTTAGGTATTGAAATTTACATGGCCACATGAACAAAAAATCAGAATACGAGACAACAGAGCGCTGAAAAATGAAAAGTTGGTATCTAAGTCAGGTGCATTAAGGCACTATGGATTTTCAATTCCTTCTATCTAAGAAGCTGCCCATGACAAGAAATTCACTCCCTCAACTTCCGCATGGTTATCGATACGGTGACGAGCACTCTATTCACCCTCATTGTGATGGGGATTATTTAGCTCCGCAGGGATTTGTTATCAAGTCCGTTAACCTTGTAGATGGGGTGGTTATTTATGTGCCCATCCAACGCTACATCAAGCATCTAGATCTTTGGGTTAATGCCGAAGGAACTGTCGAATAAATTGTTAGTTACCGGCCTCGTTCGGGAGAGCTGAGAATTGCCATCAAAAGACCAGCAGAGATGCCTGGTGCTCTGGTTGAATGTTCCGGCAAGTTGAAAATGATTGGTTCAATGAGCTCTTTCGATATTTAAATGCTTTCGATAACTTAAATGAAGCTATCATCACGTTATCAATGCCAGCCAACACCAAAACGGCAGTGGTCAGTTAAAAAGCAGAAAAGCCTCTCCCGGGTGGCTCCTGAGAGATTCTTTATACGCTAGCTGGTAGTAACTAAAGGCCGCATATTTTTGCGGCCTTTTTCATCATTTGTAAAATGAAAGCCCTCAGGCGATTAACGATGCTCAGGACCATGGAAGTGATCTCCACCATGTCCGCCTCCATGGGGACCAGGGGGAAGGATACATCCTGAAAGTGACAGCGCACCACAGATCACAAAAACAGCAAGCATAATTCTTTTCATAATAACTCCTGAACTAAAGAGCCTTAATTCCAAAACATAAAAGTGAATATTTTATGGAGAATCAGTAATTCCTTTTTCTCCCTCACGTTAAATAGGAATAATCCATGGCAAAACCGGACTGGGGCGAGCTTCAGCAACGGTTCCTGTCCGATCATGCCGCAACCGGCGTATCACCGAAGGATTGGTGTGAAGCGCAGGGACTGAATTACGCTACCGCCCGCCGATACATCAAGAAACCCACTGCGCAAAAACCTGCGCAGAAGAAACTGCGCACTGCGCAAAAGGAAAAGTGCGCAGAAGAGTTGGTGGATGATGATGGCCTCACCGATCAACAACGTTCATTTGTCGCGGAATACCTGAAGGACAACAACGCCACACAGGCCGCTATCCGTGCCGGGTACAGCAAGAAGACAGCGAATGAACAGGGAGCAAGGCTGTTAGCAAAAGTTAGTATTGCGCAGGCCATTGCGCAGCAGCAGAAAGCATCCATTGTGCGCACGCTTGGAAGTGCCGATGAAGTGCTTGAGCAGATGTGGCGCCTGGCAACGTTCGACGCCAACCAGCTATCACAGTATCGCCGCGGGAGTTGTCGTTACTGCTGGGGCTTTGGTCATCAGTATCAATGGCGTGATGCCGTGGAGTACGAAGAGAAGCGACTCGAAGCGCTTGAGCGAAAACGTCGCGAGCCCGTAGATGTTGGTGGTTACGGTTACGACCACACCAGCGCACCTAACCCGGAATGCCCCGCTGCAATGGTGATGGTGTAGGCCAGCCTTTCTTCGCCGATACGCGTAAGCTGGCGCCGGATGCTGCGCTTGCCTATTCCGGTGTGAAGCTTGGGAAGAATGGCGTAGAGATTACCGCTATTAGTCGCGAGCGAATGTACGAGGCGGTGATGAAGCGTCTCGGACTGACTGATAGTGAGTTCGCTCAGCGACTGCAGCAGATAGAAATTGAGCGCCGGCAGCTGGAGATCGACAAACTTCGCAAAGAACTGGCCACTGACCCGGAGGATGACGAACCAACGCCAGTTGCAATCAATATCAACGTAGTCGATGCGCGAGTGAGGGAAGAGGATGGCGATAGCTCCGACGCTTAACGTTCCCCAGGCTCGTTTTCTGGCTATGCAGCATAAGTTCAAAGCCTATGTAGCTGGTTTTGGATCCGGTAAGACATGGGTTGGCTGCGGTGGAATATGCAAAGGGTTCTGGGAGTTCCCCAAAATAAACCAGGGCTACTTTGCCCCGACTTATCCTCAGATCCGCGATATTTTCTACCCCACGGTGGAAGAAGTTGCTCACGACTGGGGACTGAAAGTCAAAATCGTTGAAAGCAACAAAGAGGTCCATTTCTACAGTGGGCGCCAGTACCGCGGCACGACAATTTGTCGGTCGATGGAAAAGCCCGACACGATAGTAGGCTTTAAAATCGGCAATGCGCTGGTGGATGAACTCGACGTTCTGAAAGCGGATAAGGCGCGTCAGGCGTGGCGAAAAATAATCGCGCGTATGCGTTATAAGGTTGATGGTCTGCGTAATGGCATTGACGTGACTACCACACCTGAAGGATTTAAGTTCGTCTATAACCAGTTTGTTAAGGCTGTGAGGGAAAAGCCTGAACTGAGGTCGATGTATGGTCTGGTACAGGCTTCGACATTCGACAACGAAAAGAACCTGCCGGATGACTATATTCCTTCACTCCTGGCGAGTTACCCGCCGGAATTGATCAAGGCATATCTGAACGGCCAGTTTACTAACCTGACCAGCGGCACCATTTATCATCAGTTCGACAGGGTGCTGAATAATTCCAGTGAGGAAGAGCAGCCAGGTGAAGCGCTGTATATCGGGATGGATTTCAACGTCGGGAAGATGGCCGGGATCGTCCATGTATTGCGGCTCGGCTTACCACACGCGGTAACAGAGATTATCAACGCTTACGATACGCCCGATATGATACGCATCATCAAGGAACGTTTCTGGCTGTATGCCGACGGAGACTACCGCAAGGTCCGCGAGATTTATATTTATCCGGATGCCTCTGGTGATTCCAGGAAGTCAAACAACGCCAGCAAAACAGATATTGAGCAGCTCCGACAGGCCGGATTTAACGTCATCGTTGATGATGCTAACCCGCCGGTAAAGGACCGCATCAACTCCATGAACGCCATGTTCTGCAATGGTAATGGCGATCGCCGGTACAAGGTGAATGTGGCCCGTTGCCCGGTCTATGCCGACTGCCTGGAACAACAGGTGTGGGATAAAAACGGCGAGCCGGATAAAAAGAGCGATAACGATCACCCCAACGATGGCGCCGGTTACTTCATTGTGAAGCAATTCCCAATCGTTCGACCTGCATTCTCTATTTCACTGGACACGACATTCTGATGGCCAATAACGATATTACTTATGTTCGCCCTGAGGTCAGGGCGGCGATGCCCGTGTGGAAAAAGATTCGTGACGTGTGCAAAGGGGCTGATGCTGTAAAGGCCGCCGGGAATGAATACCTCCCTTTTCTGGATCCGTCCGATAAGTCTGCACGCAATAAAAAGCGCAATGCTGATTACATTCAGCGCGCCGTTTTCTACGCGATAACGGGCAATACAAAAGTGGGTCTACTGGGGCTGGCATTCAGAAAAGACCCGACCATGACCGCGCCGGATAAACTGAATTATCTTCGTGACAACGCCGATGGTGCTGGTGCCAGCATTTATCAGCAGTCCCAGCAGGTTACAGAAAATATTCTGGAGGCCGCGCGCGAGGGGCTTTATACGGATTATGCAGCTGAGACCGACGAGGCGATCATCCTTCGTTATCAGGCGGAAAGCATCATTAACTGGCGCACCAAACGCATCAATGGACGTGATCAACTGGTGCTGGTGGTTTTACGCGAATGCATGGAAAAGGAAGATGGTTTTGCGTACGAGGATGAAATCCAGTATCGCGAACTTGCCCTGGAGGACGGCAAGTTTATCTGCAGGGTGTGGCGAAAGTCGGCCGATGCAGGGTCTTTTTCTGTCGATTCTGAGTATCACCCGAAGCCTAAAGGTGAGGATTTTTGGGATGAAATCCCCTTTACCTTCGTTGGTGCACAAAATAACGATCCCAGCATCGACGAGTCGCCTTTAGCCGCCCTCGTTGAAATTAACCTTGGCCATTATCGTAATTCGGCAGATTACGAAGACAGCGTATTTTTCTGCGGTCAGGTTCAGCCGGTGATTTCCGGTCTTGATACCGCCTGGCGTGACTGGCTGCAGGATAAGGGAATTCGTGTCGGTTCACGTTCTCCATTCCTTCTGCCGAAGGAGGGGAGTTTTACCTATGCTCAGGCGCAACCAAACACCCTGGCTAAAGAGGCGATGGACAGTAAGCGTGATTATTCTGTTCAGCTTGGCGCCCGGCTTATCGAGCAGAACGGTGCGGTTAAAAACCGCCACGCAATCCAGCGGCGAGCAAACCGCATCCACATCGGTGCTCGGCATTTGCGTTTCCAATGTCTCGGAGGCTTATACGCTGGCGCTCGGCTGGTGCGCCAGATATCTAGGCATAAAAGGCGAGGAATACCGTTACAGCATCAATCAGGAGTTTATCGCCAAAGTCGCTGAATCCGGCATGGTAACGGCAATCGTCAATGCCTGGCAGTACGGTGCGATTCGCGACACTGATATGGTCAGAGCTCTGCAGAGGCTTGACCTGATAGATCCTGCTGACGACCCTGAAACTGTCATTGACGCTATTCGTAACGGCGCGCCTAACCTGATTGGTGGCAATAATGGCAACGGCGAATGACAAACTGCAGGATGAATCCATAGCCCACGCTATATGGGTTAGTCGCTACAGCACCGGCGTTGCCAACAGGATGATAAAAGTTCTGAATGACAGCGACGCCGAACTTACCGCCAGGCTGCTGGTGGCTATCGATACGCTGGATCCCGAGAGCTTTACCGTTTCGCGTCTGGAAGCGTTACTGGTCAGTGTCAGGGCGATAAACAAGGATGCGATTCAGTCGATGTATGCAGCTCTTACTGCCGAGTTGCAGGAACTGGCGAAGCACGAAGCCACTTTTCAGATGAGCCTCTTCCAGTTTGCTATTCCCGACGATGTTCTTGCTCTTCATCCGCTGGTGGGCATCTCCCCGGATGCGGTTTATGCCGCGGCGATGGGGCGTCCATTCCAGGGACGTTTGCTGAGTGAATGGGCCAGCAACCTCGAAGCTGATCGGATGGCGCGGATATCCAATACGGTGCGGCAGGGATTCCTGCTGGGCGATACGCAGGAGCAAATCGCAAAAAAGGTCCGTGGTCATGCTAATCGTGGTTACCAGGATGGTGCGCTGCAGATGAGCCGGGCCAATGCAGCCAGCATTGCAAAAACGGCAGTAGGGCATCTTGCATCGACAGCCAGACAAAGCTTTGCGTCGGCGAACGACGACATTCTGAAGGGTAAGCAGTGGTTATCTACTTTGGATAACCGGACATCAAAGGATTGTCGGATCCGCGACCGTCTCAAGTACACGCTGGATAATAAACCGATAGGGCACAAGGTGCCTTATCTGCAGGGACCTGGAAAAATCCACTTTTGCTGTCGGAGCACTGAAACTTACATCCTGAAATCGTCCGAGGAGTTGGGTATCAAAGTCGGCGAAATCAAGAATAGCTCGCGCGCCAGCATGGATGGACAGGTTCCGGCTGATACGAATTACCAGGACTGGTTCTCCCGGCAGTCGTTCACGCGACAAGCTGAGATTGTCGGAGAAACGCGCGCCAGGCTGATTCGTGATGGCGGCATGTCTCCCGATGAGTTCTACAACGACAGGGGCGAGTGGCTGACGCTGGACCAGTTGCGCTCAAAGGATGAGCAGGCATTCAGAAACGCCAGGCTTTAACTAACATATCTTATTCAATCAGGCTGCCTTCGGGCGGCCTTTTTTATTGGGCCAGGCCCACAGTAACTATCCCAAGGGGACAACATGCTTATTCGTAACATGCTCATTAAATATTATTCGGCAGCTGGTGGTGAAGGTGGTGATGGCGGTGGCTCCGGTAGTGGTGCGCCCGAGATTACGCCGGAAATCCAAAAGCTGATCGATGAGCAGGTCAGTGCTCAGGTTTCAGGCCTGAAAAATAAAAATAGTGAGTTACTCGGTAAGCTCAAAGAGTCCACTGAGTCGCTTAAGCGTTTTGAAGGTATCGATCCTGACGCGGTGAAAACTATTCTCCAGCGTTTCTCTGATGATGAAGAGGCGCAACTGATCGCCGCCGGGAAAATTGACGAGGTACTGGATAAACGCACTGAGCGGCTACGTGCTGATGTTGATAAGCAAATCAAAGCCGCTAATGAACGCGCTGAAAAGGCGGAAGCGTTCTCCAACAAATTCCGTGATCGTGTCCTGGGTGATGCTATCCGCAGCGCAGCGCTTAAGGCTGGCGCGCTGCCAGAAGCATCCGACGATCTGATTCTTCGTGCTAAAGGCACATTCCAGCTCAACGACGAAGGCGAGGCCGTAGCAGTTGATGCAAATGGCGATGTTCTGTTCGGTAAAGACGGCAAAACTCCGCTCACCCCGGTTGAGTGGGCTGAATCTCTGAAAGAGACGGCCCCGCACCTGTTCCCGCGCGCCGAAGGCTCCGGGGCTGGTGGTCATAAACCCGGTGGCGGTGGCGGTAGTCTGAAACGTTCAGAAATGAGCTCAAGCGACAAAGCGGACTACATCCGCAAACATGGCCAGCAGGCCTATCTCAAATTGCCTAAGTAAGGACTAATCAATGCCTACGACCGTAAACAGTGACCTGATTATCTATGACGACCTCGCGCAGACTGCGTTTCTTGAGCGTCGCCAGGATAATCTGGAAGTCTTCAACGCCGCTTCAAACGGCGCAATCATTCTCGACAACGAACTGATCGAGGGTGATTTTCGCAAGCGCACCTTCTATAAAGTTGGTGGTTCTATCGAATCGCGCAACGTTAACTCCACCGACCCGGTAACGGGTAAAAAAATCGGTGCCGGTGAATCTGTCAGCGTTAAGGCGCCGTGGAAATACGGCCCGTATGAAACCACGGAGGAGGCGTTTAAACGTCGGGGTCGCGACGTTAGCGAATTCTCCGAGGTGATCGGCGTCGACGTCGCTGATGCAACGCTTGAAGGTTATATCAAGTATGCCCTACAGGGTCTTGTTGCAGCCATTGGCGCAAATGCTGACATGACGGTATCCGCGGATATTGCCACTGATGGTAAGAAAACGCTGACCCGTGGCCTGCGTAAATACGGCGATAAATTTAACCGTGTTGCGCTGTTCGTTATGCATTCCACGACCTATTTCGACATTGTTGATCAGGCTATCGACAACAAAATTTACGAAGAAGCTGGCGTGGTGGTTTATGGCGGACAGCCAGGCACGTTGGGTAAACCGGTGCTGGTAACTGACACCATGCCAGTTGATGCGATTCTGGGGCTGGTGGCCGGCGCGGTATCCGTAACGGAATCACAGGCTCCGGGCTTCCGTTCCTACGATATCAACGACCAGGAAAACCTTGCCATTGGCTATCGCGCAGAGGGTACGGTTAACGTTGAACTGCTGGGTTACAGCTGGGATGAGACGAAGGGAGCTAACCCTGACCTGACCAAAATCGGCACCGGCGCGAACTGGAAGAAACATTTCACCAGTAACAAATCCACTGCAGGCGTACTGATTAAGCTGGAAGCCCCTGCGGGGGAGTAACCCTGTCAGTGGATAAAACTTCCGCAACTGCTGACAGTACCGACGCGGTGACCGTTTCGCTCAAGTACACCAGAAATGGTGCAGGAGTCTCCGGGGCATCTGTGGCGTGGACGTCTACAGGCGGCACACTCAGTGCTTCGACGTCACAGACAGGGTCTGCTGGTGGCTCGACGGTGAAACTCACCTCTGCTACGGCCGGCTCCTTCACGGTGACGGCTACCGTTGACGGCGTGGTGAAAACAACTGAAGCGATCGCGTTCACTGCTCCTGCGGGTGGTTAACCGACGGGGCGAAAGCCCCGTTTCTTTTGGTGAGGATCCGATGACCGTTTATATAACAATCCAGGACGTTGACGAGTTGCTGGGGGATACCTGGGCTACCGCCGACAAAAAAGGCTAAAGCCGTGCTCCAGGCAAACACCTGGATGACGGCGCTTAACCTTCAGGATATCGACCCGGAGCATATTCCTGAAGAAGTTAAGCAAGCCGGAGCGTTTATCGCTTCCGTAGCCGCTGCAGGCAATCTGTATCAGCAAAAAACAGATTCCGGCGTGGTGACGAGCAAAAGCGTTGAGGCCGACGATGTGAAGGTTTCCCGCACTTTTGCCGAGCTTTCAACCACCAGCACTGAATTACTCGATCCTGATTTGCAGCTGGCGCTGGATATGCTCAAACCGTGGATGATTAACCCTTTCCAGACGTTCTTTGTGAGGGCGTGATATGTCCGATTTGAAGGTGGTCCCATTTCAAAAGCCCAGCCATCACAACCTCGATAACGACCAGGTTATTCGCCTGCTGAAACAGGCTCTGGAGCGAGCCGAAAACGGCGGCTGCCACAGTGTCGCAGTGATACTGCTTGATGATGAGGGTAACGCGATTGATTGCTGGCATAACGGTGGACGCCCCTATGTGATGGTTGGCGCTATGGAGTCGCTTAAAACCGACTTTATCCATGCTCATATTGAGCGGCGGTAAGGGGGTAACATGCAAAATCCATATGTGCATTATGCCGGCGACGGGCTCGGTCCCCGCGATGTGTTTGTGAATGGAAACCCGATCAGACATGTCGTTTACGCAAACGAGGCAAAGGGTGTTGTAGAGTTTGCTCCGCTCCCGCTGCGGGTTAAACGCAATGGCGAAATTTATACCCGCAAACTCCACGGTACAGTGATCGTTAAACCTCAGCAGCGTATTGGTGGGTGCAATGGGCATTCGTGACGAGCTGCAAACCGAAGTCGCCGCGGCATTCGATACCGACCTGCAGGATGCCGTTAAGGATTTCACTGGGTCATATACCGTTCGGGGTGCCTGGGACCCGGTGACGGAAACCGGCACTGAAACGCAGGTGACTTACTCGGGGCGTGGAGTGCTGGCGCGCTATAAGCTGCGCCGTATCGATGGCGTTAACATTCTGCATGGTGATGTGAAGCTAACCGCACTGGTTAACGAGGTGACTGATAAGCCGGCCGTCGGGCATATCATCACCGCACCGGATCCGGTTACGGGTGAGCTTCAGTGCTACGAGGTCATCACCGCTTCTGCCGACTCTGCTGGCGCTGCGTACTCCATTCAACTGCGGAGGGCGTGATATGGCTAAGGGCTGGAACATTGACCCGGCGGCATTCGCCGGGCTGGTGGCAGAAGATGTCAAACTACGCCAGCGGACAATCGCCATTCAGCTGCTGAATGAAATCGTTCAGCGGTCGCCGGTAGGAAACCCGGAGCTGTGGGCCATTAACGCGACCGCGGTTCAGTACAACAAAGCTGTTGGGGAATGGAACGAATCTCTTTATGCCGATCCTGCCAACCTGACAAAGACAGGCCGTCTCAGAAAGAAAGTCCGTGTTAATGACAGCATGGATATCAGGCGGCCGGCTGAGTATCGCGCAGGAACCTTCAGGGCATCGCATTTCGTCAGCATCGGCGAACCTAATCATTCCGTCCCGACCGAACCGGATCCGCGCGGGACAATGACGTTTCTTAATGGCAAAAATATCATTGACCAGGCGCCAGCCTACTCGGTGATTTACATCCAGTCGAACCTGCCTTACTCCGTGCCTCTGGAGAATGGCCACTCAACACAGGCGCCGACAGGCGTCTATGCCGTCTCGTTTAATGGTGTAATTCAGGCCTACAAATGACCCTTACAGAAATCAGAAACGCTGTCATTTCCCGAATGGCGGCACAGACCGCTATTGCCTCTGATGCGGTGGATTATCCCAATGGTCCTGTATTTGACCCCAGCAACCGCGATATCTGGGCCCGCCTCACCAACATTGCAGGACAGGCTGGCGCAACCGAGATCGGGGATGGGCCAGTCGTCCACAGGACGGGCTTACTCATCATTCAGCTGTTTGTTCCGGTCGGATCCGGGACGTTGCTTATCTCCCGAACGGCCGACCAGCTAACGGAGCTATTCGAGTTTAAGGACGACGGAAAGCTGAGTTATTTCGCTGTTTCTGCTGTGCCGGCGGGTGAGACCGATGGCTGGTTACAGCTCAATCTTCAAATTCCTTATCGCGCTCTGTAGCGCACAAAAAACAGGAGGCTCCTGTGAGCTCAGGTGCAAAAGTAGTAGCCGCGTTTATTCGCGAGACAACACCAGGAATCACGCCTACAGCAGGGGCGTGGAACCTGCTGCGTCGTTCTTCATTTGGTCTGAAACCAACGCAGAACACAAATGATAATGACGAAATCGCTGGTGACCGCATGGCGCAGGGTGTTTCACGCGGCACAGTGGATGTCGGCGGCGATGTCGGCACGCGGTTTCGCTGGAACCAGCATGATGATTTTCTTGCCAGCTGCTTCGGTTCCGAATGGGTAAATAACGTGCTGACGATGGGTAATGGTCGCATTACGTTCTCCGTGGCGACTTTTGCCAGTGATGTGGGGATCGCCCAGATTGCCCGCGGTTGTCAGGTTGGCACCTTCCAGATGGAAATCCCGGCCGATGGTGATATCACTGCAACCATTACATTTGCAGGGCTGGACTGGGAGACGAAGGGGGACGATACCAGCTATTTCACCACGCCAGTGGATTTAGCGGGGGCGCTGCGTTACTCCTTCAAGGAGGTCACGAACATCCGGCTGAATGGTGTTGATGGCGGGACAGGCTTCTGCGTCGACACCTTTAACATTCAGTTCGACAACAATATGCAGACCCAGCGCTGCATCGGTACCGGTTCGGCGTTCGCCGGCGCAAACATTCCGACAACCTTTACCCCGTCAGGTCAAATCACGCTGTCATGGTCAAAGGCAGCCTGGGAGGTTTACAAAAAAACGTTCACCGGCGAAACGGTGCCGTTTAGCTTCACCCTGGAGAATGCTGAAGGCGCCTATACCTTCGATTTCCCGGAAGTGCAGATCTCCGGCGACTGGCCGGATGCGGGGAGCACTGACATTGTTCAGGTTCAGCTGGATATCACCGCGGCCAATACTCCGCCAGCTATCACCCGCGTTCCCAAAGTGCCGGCGACGGCAATCAGTGTTGCGCCAGCCACTTCAACTGGGGCCGTGGGATCTACTGTGACGTTAACCGCCACGCTTACGCCAGCTGATTCAACTGATACCGTCCAGTGGACGTCATCGGATCCGACTATCGCCAGCGTGGTTTCTACCGGGCAGAAAACAGCGAAAGTCACACGTAACGCAGCCGGTACTGCAACCATCACCGGTAAGGCCCGCACCTTTACCGCAACGTCTGAAATCATCGTTACCGCGCCTTAATTTACCTGACCCGTTCTGCAGTCATCGCGGATCGGGCTTTTTTGGGAGTCTTTATGCTGATTATTTCTTCTCAAATTGATTTGAACGGAGAACGCTGGTTTTTCCCTTACAAAAAGCCAGCAGGAAGTAAAAAGAAATTCACGCCGGAAGACGAGGCGCTATTTAAACTCCGTCTGCTGGTGGCCAGTAGCGAGAATCCACAATACCGCTCACGCAATGCGCTGGTGCGGCGCCATATCGACAAAATGGACGCGAGCTACCAGGTCGGTACGGATGCTTTCGATCTCGCCAGTGTGGGCGAGATTGACTCGGTTGATGATCTTCTCATCGACAATTGCGCGCGCTTTCTTCTGAAAGACTGGGAAGGCGTGGGGGAGCTGGTGGATGGTACGGAGACGGCGGTAGCGTATACACCGGAGCGTGGTGTTGCGTTACTGAAGCAAAACCCCTCTCTGTACTGGCTTATTCTGGCTGAGGCGGCGAATATTGCTCAGGGTAAGGAGCAGCAGACTCAGGAAACCGTAAAAAAGCCATAGAGGCCCAAAAGTGGCTAAGGGAATTCGCCGGCGAGCAGGGCGAGAAAGCAAAGTGGCGCAGGGAGAAACTAAATCTCCCGCCCATTCCGGAGCCTGAAATCGATGCAGTCACTGGGGAGATCCTCAACGCTTACGCCATGATATCGCGCGGCAGGAAGTATGCCGGCATGGCCGGAGTGCCGCTCCCTCTATCCCTTAACGATATCGAGCTTTACCTGGCATCGCGCACCATCCTGATCGACCGCATTGAATTTGATGCAGCGATACTGGCCCTTGATGATGCCTGGAGGGATGAGTGGGCAGAGGCACAGAAACGTGCAGCAGATAAGAAAGGAAGCAACTGACCTACCATTAATGGTGGTCCATGCTCCTGAAAGTCGATGATAGGATGTTTCCGATTGCAATCAAAGGAAACATATAATGAAAAAAGTCATCGCTTTGGCGCTTGGAGCGCTGTTACTTTCTGGTTGTACAGTACGTGTTGCAGATTTGACTGTGGCGAGTACTAAAAATTACAACCTCAATGGGGGTAAGTTCTATAAAGGGAAACGTGTAACAGCAGAAGATAGCTATCCGGTTATCATCTTCCCTCTTGGCATCCCGAACGTTAAAACAGCCGCTGATCGAGCGATTGAAAAAGATCGCTGTGCAGTTGGTCTGTCTGACGTAGTTGTCACTCAACTTAACCACTCCTTCCTGTTCGGTAAGATTGGTCTGCGTGTTGAGGGTAATCTTGTGATTGACCGCAGCCTGCCGGGTTGTGAGAACGCAAGCTGATTGATAAAGCCACCATCGGGTGGCTTTTTAATTTATGGGGTAGACAAGTGAAGATTATTGGATACTTAGCGATTGTAATAGGGGTGATCTTTGCTGTATCGGCGCTATTTATGGATGTGACAGTAGCGACAAGCGGTGGCTATAGGGTTAACAATCTTGGATTAATGTCATCGCGCCAAAATTACATGATATTTGGAGGTTTCGTAGCCATCGCAGGTATCATTATTGCTCTGGTGGGAGATAAGCTAAAAGCGTCCGGAACTTCAGTCAAATGCCCTTACTGCGCAGAATTAATAAATTCCGAAGCGGTGAAGTGCAAGCATTGCGGGAGTGATGTAACTCCTTCGAAGATAATAGCTAACACTGACAATACTGGAGCTAGTGATAGGCTGGCTGATGTCAATGTAAAGTTAATCGCTGGAATTGCAATTACTGTCTTTGCGGTGATTATCGTAGCAATAATGTTTTACCGCCAATGAAGTAAAGACCCGACAGTTTCAAAAAGTTCCAACCTCGCTTTGGCGGGGTTTTTTATTGCCCGGAGAAAAGCACGTGACAGAACAAACCTCCCGCCTGGCCATTATTATTGACAGCTCTGGGGCAGAAAAGCAGGCTGACAATCTCGCAACTGCACTTGTAAAAATGACGCAGGCAGGTGAACGTGCTGCCACCAGTGCAGGGAAAGTGACAAAGGCCACTGATGAAGAAAAACAGTCCCTTTCTGAACTTTTAGATCGTATCGACCCGGTAAACGCCGCGCTGAACAAACTGGATAAACAGCAGCAGGATCTTGCGAAATTCAAATCCAAGGGGATGGTAGATACCGATACATTCGATCTTTATTCAAAGAAAATCGAGGAAACACGAAACAGGCTAACAGGATTTCGCGACGACCTTGGTAAAACCGGCCAATCCGCCGCCCAGACTGCCTATGCCATGCGCATGATCCCGGCTCAGATGACAGATATTGTTGTCGGCTTATCCACCGGTCAGTCTCCGTTTATGGTGCTGATGCAGCAGGGCGGGCAGTTGAAAGATATGTTCGGGGGTATTATTCCTGCAATTAAAGGTGTATCCACCTACGTCATGGGGTTGGTAAATCCATTTACAGTAGCTGCGGGGGCAGTTGGTCTTCTCACTTATGCTGTTTATCAAAATCGGCTGGACATTGAAGCGGCAACAAAAATTGCTACAGAGTCGCTTGGCACTAACGGTGATGCTGCCGAGCGTCTTGCACTTAATATGGTTGCGATATCCGATAAGACGGGGCTGGCGATCGAAGACGTCGGCAATATGTTTATCACTACGAATGACGGTGCCAGCGAGGCAGTAAATAAATTAATTGATGTGGGGTTTAGTTACGATGAAGCACGACAAAAAGTCTCACAATATAAAGATTCGGCTAATTTTACGGCTCTGAATGCAGATATTGATATGCATCGTCGAGAGATCCTGAAAATAGGCGACTCATGGACGGCTGCGGCTATAAAGGTCAAAAATTATTACACAGCAGCCGACAAAGGTAAGCAGAATGTTGCCCTTGGTGGTGCAATAGACCCCACAATGAGATTTATCGGCCAGGCTATCGACCTGCAATCAACGATGAATATTTTGACCATTCAGGGTAATAAAGCTGTTGCAGAGTCTGTTGACTGGATTAATAAGGAGTATCTGGCGGCAGACAGAGTTGCCGGTGCAGAAGCTCGGTTAAAGGAGGCAAGAGAGCAGTCCAGAAAGATTGCTTTCTCAGGAAATAAAGAAGCCATCGAACAGGCAAATGCGCTAATTGCTGTACGAGAAAAGGAACTTGAGCAGGCTAAAAAGGCTGGACAGCCTAAGACCCACAAAGGAAAAGCCTATACAGAGGACGCGGCAACCCGGCTGCTTGATCAAATAAACCAGCAGACAGCTGCCTTGCAGTCACAACTGGATGCCAGTGACAAGCTTAACAGCGCAACCCAGGCGCGAATCAAGTTCGAGCAACAGATTGCTGACCTCAAATCTAAAACGCAGCTCACCGCTGACCAGAAATCGATCCTTTCCCGTTCAGATGAAATCCTCCAGGCGTATAAGCAGCAGGAGGCACTGCAAAACTCCGTAAAAACCCTGGATGATTACCGGAAAATGCAGGAACAGGTAAAGACGAAGGATGAGCGGACCAACGATCTGCTTAAAACCCGTCTTGAACTGCTGGAGAAGGCCAAAGCAACGGGGCAACTTAAACCCGGTGAATATGAAAAAACGCGGGCAGATATTTATCAAAACACCGATATGCAACTGCCCTCGACGGTTCGTAATGTTGTTGGAAACCTGACACCCACAGGAGGGCGACTCTCTGGAACTTTTGAGGGAATGCAGGGGCAAATCAACGAATATGACCAGGCTCAGCAAGAGCTCCAGCGCTGGCTGGCAGCTCAGGAGGAAGCTTATGCGAAGGCCGGTGAAATAACTGCCGAGGGTGAGGCCAGAATGACCTCTATTCATCAACGTGCGGCGGATGCAAATCAGGTCATAGAGGCTCAGAAAAACACCATCATATCTGCGGCCACGCAGTCCTTGTTTGACAGTACCGCCGACATCATGCGAACGGGGTTTGGTGAGCAATCGGCAATCTACAAGGTCGCTTTTGCTGCGAGTAAGGCATTCGCTATCGCGGACTCGATGGTGAAAATCCAGCAGGCTATAGCAAGCGGTGCAGTAAGCGCGCCTTATCCGGCCAACATCATCGCTATGGCCTCAATCGCTGCGCAGACCGCCAGTATCGTCTCAAATATCCAGGCTGTTTCAGGCGTTGGCTTCGCCTCCGGCGGTTACACCGGCCCCGGTGGTAAGTATCAGCCCGCGGGTATTGTTCACAAAGGAGAGTACGTCTTTGACCAGGCGTCAACGAACCGGATCGGCGTGTCTCAGCTTGAGGCACTTCGAAATGGCCAACCGCTTGATGCAACTCTGGGGCGTACAGGGTTTGGTACTGGTGTCCAGAACGTTAACAGCGATAACAGCAGCAAGACCACCATCCATGCTCCCATTGAGCAGCATTTCCATACGCCGCCCGGTGTGACACCTGATCAGATGGCTCTCTCCATGGCTCAAACGCAGAAGCGGGCGACAACGGAAGCCCTGGATCAGGTTGCTGCGCAATTGTTGAGAGGGGACGGGAAAGTTGGTAAGGCAATGCGCAGTAAATATTCAGGCAGAGGGTTAGAGTGATGACTGATATCTACTACCCGCATGATAGTCTTCCGATGCCATTACAGGAAGGATACGGATTCCAGCCTGTAAGCCCGTTAAAACGAACACAGTTGACCACCGGCCGCGCGCGGCAAAGGCGAGCTTATACGTCCACGCCGACGCAGGCCAGCATCACCTGGTTTATGGAAACCGATGCGCAGGGACTGGCATTTGAGTCCTGGTTCCGTGATGCGTTATCTGACGGGGCTGCATGGTTCATGATGAAGCTGCAGACGCCGGCAGGCATTAAGTTTTACAAATGCCGCTTCACAGATATTTATCAGGGACCGGTGCTGGTGGCCCCGATTTACTGGAAGTACACGGCGACGCTTGAATTATGGGAACGCCCCCTTGCTCCTGCCCCATGGGGTAATTACCCGGAATGGATCGTCGGCAGCTCACTGCTGGATATTGCGCTGAATAAGGAGTGGCCGAAGGCTTGATTAAAACCGTTTCTCCTTCATAATCACTTGTGTCGATTTGTGGGAAAGTCCTTCATGCCGCTCCGTAGCCGGAGCGTGAAATAAAGCGCGGAATAGCGATCCTGCCGGTGAGGGTACACCCACATTCGACACCAATTTTTAAGGTCACCTTCGGGTGGCCTTTTTTATTGGGTAAAAATCATGACAAGACTCAACCGCCTCTACGCCAGCAGCGGGCCGGAGGTGATCATTGAGACGCTGCAGATCACCATTGGTTCTGACGTCCATTATCTGTGCCAGGGCTACGAGGATATTACGGCAACGACGGAGAACGGCGATACCATAACGTTTTCAGCCTGTACGATAGACATTGCTCTGCCGGCGCGCAATGCGGACGGCACGCAGGACCTCAAATTTGCCTTGTGCAATATCGACGGCGTTGTGTCCACGGCGATCCGCAATGCGCTGGCTAACCGTCTGTCTGCATTGCTGACGTACCGGCGTTACATCTCCACGGATTTAGCGGCCCCTGCGGAAGTGCCGTATACGCTGAAAATCAAGTCTGGTTACTGGACTGCGACCGAAGGGCAGATCACTGCGGGTTATATGAATATCCTCGATACCGCCTGGCCACGTTACCGCTACACGCTACCTGTATTCCCCGGACTGCGTTATATCAGCTAAGGAATCCCAATGTTCAACCCTGATAAATACCGTTCTGTTAAATGGCAGAAGGGCGGTCGCTCTTTTCCAAAACTTGACTGCTTCGGCATTGTGAACGAGATACGCCGCGACCTGAATTTACCCGTCTGGCCCGATTTTGCCGGGGTCACCAAAGACGATGGCGGCCTCGACCGGGAAGCGCGCCGGATGATGCTTACCCTTGAGCGCTGCGAACCCTGCGAAGGGGCTGGGGTGGCCTGCTATTCCGGGTCGACCGTCACCCACGTAGGGATCGTGGTCAGTATCGGTGGCCTGCTGCATGTGGCGGAATGCAACCCAGGCACGAACGTCACCTTTCTGCCCTTGCCGCGGTTTAAGCGTCGATTTGTCAAAGTGGAGTTCTGGCGATGACCATTCGTTTTTACCCGTCCCGGCTTCCCGGTGAACCACTCGAAACGCATGAGCATGGTGTAACCAGTATTCGCAGCTGGCTGGTGGCAAATGTTGAAGGCTACGAGGATCGGGATGTCCCACCGCTGACCGTTGAGGTTGAGGGGCTGTTAATTCCGCCAGGCGAGTGGGCTAAGTGTGTGATTCGCCCTGATAGTGATGTCAGGCTTTATCCGGTTCCCTTCGGGCTGGAGGCCGCCACAATCGCGTGGATCGGCGTCGGTATCTCCGTTGCCGCTGCAGCCTATTCGCTTTTTATGATGAGCAACATCGATACGGGCGGCTATACCTCATCCACAGGGCGGAGTCTCGACCTGAACCCGGCAAAGGCAAATACGGCAAAACTCGGTGATGCCATTCGTGAGGTGTTTGGCCGGGTGCGTATCTACCCTGATTATGTGGTGCAGCCGGTTACCCGGTTTGATGCCGCTGATCCTACGAAAATGCGCGTCCAGATGCTGCTGTGTCTCGGTGTCGGTGATCTGATTTATACCAATGGCGATATCAGGGTTGGCAGTACGCCAGCTTCAACGCTACCGGGATTCAGCAGCACCCATTACCCGCCAGGCGCGGACGTTTCCGGTGATGAGCGCAGCGAAAACTGGGTTAACTCCACCGAAGTGGGCGGGACGTCATCCGGCACCGGGCTGGATATGGCCCAGACGTCGCCGGACGCAGACGACATTATCGCAGACAGCATGACCGTATCCGGTTCGAGCGTAACGTTTACCGGGCTGGACACGGATGATGATGACGATAATGACGAGAACGATAACGCGCTACCGCCCAGCTGGGTCGCCGGCGCCGTGGTCGAACTGAAAGCCCCGGCGAACTACCAGATCACTTCGGCGGCTGGATACAGTGTTATCGCCAGCCCGCTGCTGACGGAGATCGCGCCGGTAGTAGGTATGCCTGTCACGCTGGGGTTTAACTCTGTCGATTACGATCTGTTTATCGCGTCATATACCCCCGGTCAGGCTGCAGTGCCCGGCGCCGGGGGGAGTGCGGCAAAACTCCAGGCCAGTGCGGCCCCGACCACCTACGATTTTTCGACCAGCTCCAGCACGTTCACGATCACCTGGCAGGGGGTTACCTACCCGGTGTCGCTGGTGGCTAACTACGTCTCTATGTCGGGACTGCTGGCGGCCATCACCGAGGGACTCACTGGCTCCGGCCTGGTTGCGCAGGACAACGGCGGCACCGTACTGATAACTGAGGCGGCCAATCCGTTCGCGGGTGGGGAGATCACGTCCTCTTCGCTGCCTGCAGCTGTTTTCGGTGATGCCCCGGTTTACACCTCCGGCACGGCATCAACCGGCGGCAGCCCGGCGGTAACGGCGAATGTGACGCTTGCCTATAACAGCGCCACGGGAACGGCCTTTTCCGGCATGCCGGAGGGGGTGCAACGGCTTTCACTTGCTCACCGCGGGAATGAGTACCGGATTGTGTCAGCTGACGGCACGACGGCGACGGTGGCGCGCCTGGTTAATGGTGCCGTTGATGAGTCATGGCCGGGATTCACCGCCCGGACGATGATCGACTATGAGGCTTCTGGTCTTAACGACACGCTGAGCTGGCTGGGGCCATTCCTCGTATGCCCTGAGAATGAAGTGGTGGATGCATTCGAGGTGAATTTCTCCTTCCCGAACGGCATCTGTGGCTTTGACAGTAAGGGCAAAAAACGGATCCGCCACGTTGAGTGGGAGATTCAGTATCGCGTCTACGGTTCCGGTTCGGGGTGGGTGAGTCACCAGGGCGAGTATGCGCTGAAAAACGTCAACGGGTTAGGTTTCACTGAGCGGATCACCCTCAGCTCACCAGGGCTGGTAGAGGTTCGCTGCCGTCGGCGCAATGAGCAGGGCTCAAACAACGCGCGAGACAGTATGTACTGGCAGGCGCTGCGCGGGCGACTGCTGACGCGCCCTTCATCCTATCCTGGCGTGTCGCTGATGGCGGTGACCGTTGAGACGGGCGGGAAGCTGGCAGCGCAGTCGGACCGCCGCGTAAACGTTGTGGCCACGCGCGCCTATGACTCAGGAACGGCCAGAACCATTTCGGGGGCGCTGCTGCATGTCGGGAACTCGCTGGGGCTGGAGATGGATGCCGACACCATCAACGCGCTGGAGTCCGCGTACTGGACGCCACGGGACGAGTATTTCGATTTCGCCACGGGCGACAGTATCTCAGCGCTGGAAATGCTGCAGAAGATAGCCAACGCCGGGAAGTCACGTTTTCTGCTGAGTGATGGCCTGGCTACCGTAAGCAGGGAAGGGATTAAGCCCTGGACCGGCGTGATCACTCCGCATGAGATGGTGGAGGAGCTGCAGAGCGGATTTACGGTGCCGTCCGACGATGATTTTGATGGCGTCGACGTGACTTACATCAACGGGACTACCTGGGCAGAGGAGACCGTTAAATGCCGGACGCCAGACAATCCCACGCCGGTGAAAATCGAGAATTACAAACTCGATGGTGTACTGAATCAGGATCACGCCTACCAAATCGGGATGCGTCGCCTGATGAAATACCTGCAGCAGCGGGTGACGTTCCAGACCACTACCGAGCTGGACGCGCTGTGCTACAACACGGGCGATCGCATTGTGCTCACGGATGATATTCCGGGTAACAACCACGATTTCCTGTCTGGTGGAGGCGATGACAACGGCTGGTGGCGTGACAACGTTCACCGTCACAGAGCCGCTGGACTGGTCTTTCGAAAAACCCCGCGCGCTGATCCGCTATCAGGATGGCTCTGCATCCGGGCTGATGGTGGCGAGCAGGGTGGGCGATTTTCAGCTGTCAGTCCCGCACCTGAGCGAGTTTGATGACCCGATGAAGGTTGACTTGTCATCGGCAACCATCGAGCCGATCCGCCTGGTGTTCTGCGGCTCAACGCGCCACGTCTACGACGCCATTGTAGAGGAGATCGCCCCGCAGTCTGACGGAACCTGCCAGGTCACCGCAAAAGAATACCTCGAATCGTTCTATGCCTACGACGACGCCACATACCCCGGCGACGTCGCTTAATACCAAAAAAATCCCTTTCAACTTTTCTTTCGCTCAAACCCTCGTTTTGGGCGAAGCCTCTTTTTGGAGCAAAAACATGGCCCTGACTCCTCCCACTCGGCTCGACGACACCTGAGGTCTTGTTACGTAATGCTGGCGATCTTGATCGCGCCATGAACAGTGAAGCTGATACATGGCAAAACCGAGGTGGTGATGAGCTCCCCACCATGAAGGGATATCAGAAACAGGTGGATGCCATCACTGATGATGTTTTTCAGGCCAGGGATACGGCTGTTGAAGCAGCGGCAACGTTACCCACTAAACAACAATTCCTTGAGCTACAGGTGGAAGTCGACGATATAAAGGCCGATCCTGCAAACGCGATGGCAAAAATTACCATTCCGGCGAAAGACTTTGACCTTGCTGTGGGGAGTGCCAGCTTTGGCATGATAGCCAGTCGCCTCGCGGGCTGGCAGTTCACTCATGGGGTAAACGCATCCATCACCAAAATGATAGACCTGCCGTCTCACTGGTCAAAAATGCGTATCTCTCTGATCTGGACAAACCTCGTTGCTAACAACAATTTCAATGTGAGCCTTTCTGGTGAGCGACATAGCTGGTCTGCCGGTGAGTCATTCAATCAGGAGCCTGCAGGTTATGCTGCAGTCGTTCCTGTTAATGGCACACCGTTTATTGCAGTGGAAACACAATTAGCGCTTGATCTCACCGTTGACCCAACACGGCATACCACCCTTCGCATCGGACGAAATGGCGCGTCTTCCAGCGATACCCTGCCCACTGCCATCGCATTACTTGCCGTCAGACTGACAAAGGTGGCTTAAATGAGTGTTTACCAGTCATGGCGGACGGCCTGGCCAACACCAGGCGTGTTAAGAAATTATCCTCCTAATCCGCTTTATGTGGATACGGTCAGAGGAAAAGCGTCGGGAAAAGGGTCAGTCGATGATCCGGTGAACAGTCTCGGCCTGGCGCAGGGCTATGCCTCGGTCTTTCCGATTATGAAATCCGGATTATTGCCCCGGAAAGTTCTCCGCTACGACAGGAAGTCGTATTTAACACCACCGAGAATGTGACCTTATCCGGCGTTGACGGCGAACCGTGGTACACCTTTGGATCAGAAGAACATACATCCGGGTGGACTCAGAACGGCCAGATTTACCAGAAAACACTGGGATATACCTCAGTGCTTCAGGTTGTGGTCACAACAATGACGGAGACGGTCGGGGATCGACACGACTTCCTGTATAAGCTGGTTCAAAACACCTCCACGCCGACCACGCCAGCGGCTGGTGAGTATGGATATGCAGGAGGCATTATTTATGTCCGGTTACCGGATGATTCAGACCCTGCTCTGCACTCGATTGAAATATCCCGGCGTAATTTTGGGGTAGCAACAACCGGGTTTGGACTCCTTACGGTGAATGACTGTATCGCGCGCTATTGCATGATTAATGGCATTTCCTGTGGGTTATCCACGCAACCGGCAGGCACCGGCTTCCTGACTGTCAATAACTCCGTTATTGAGTACTGTGCAAATGCCGGTGTTGGTGGTACGGGGCGAAATGAGTTGATCATCTGTAATAACGTGCGTGCCTGGCGGATTTCAAATGATGGCTTCGGGCAGCATGCGCCTGTAGGCGGTGCCGGAAAAATGATCCTGAATGGCTGTAATGGTAGTTATAACGGCGATCAGGCCGGTCAGTCTGCCCAGGGGGCTTCAAACCATGAGCTTACGAAAATGGTAATCAATGGAGGAACATTCAATTTTAATGTCTCAGGCGGAATGGTGGCTATTGAAAATGCGCAGTGTGATATTCACGGCGACACAAAATACGGGCCTGTTGTGATGGACGGGAATATGAGGCTGGGGAATACGGAAGGAACTATCGCCAGCCAGGCTGGATGCGCCTGGCTGAACTATGCCACAGGGATAGTGACGGGAGATGTAACCGTTAAAAACGGTCATGGTGTGGGCGTTCGCCGTGGGCCAGATGCCATTGTGGAAAGTATCGCAACGATCCACTCAGTCAACAACGCGCTGCCGGATATCCTGTGAGGTAAAAATGACAGTATGCAGATTATGTCAGTGTGAGCCAATGGTGATGACAAAGCCGGAAACTGACGGTGCGATCAGTTTCTATGTTTATTACGTCGAGTGTTCCGGATGTGGTGTTGGTACTAAACGATTTTCGGAACAATCATTCAATGCAGAAGAGGCGATTCAAAACGCTCAGGCACAGTGGGCGCTGATGAATGCAGAAAAAGAGGTTGTGAGTAATTAAAAAAATCCCCCGGAGGCACACCGGGGGAAAGGTGATAAATGACATTATTGCTGTGTGCGTCTTTGCGCACGGTGTATCTTCTAAGAAAATTCCTGGTGTTTCCAGATTTTTCTTGCCCGGCTGAGTGCAGCAGGTTTAAGGCAGCGCCGATGGGCTGGTAGGTATGGTGTCCCCCGCGTATTTCCCCCCAGCGTTAAAGTTGGCATTAAACAGCTGCTGCTCTGCTGCCACAATATCAGCCAGTGCCATCCCGGATGCGTCAATATCAATCAGGTGCGTCCGGTACATTACAAACGACTTGCAATTATTATTCACCAGCGCGCCGAAACCCGACGCCGCCCCCCACACAGGCATATCCTGATAATAAATATTCTCTGTAAAGTCAGTTCCGTTTTTATCCGACTGCAGGCTGAACTGCGCCGGACCCGCAGAAATGGCGTTCGGTAAACGGGCTACGATCAGGCGGTTCGTTGATGGGGACGTTTGTGATGAAATCAGCACCTCAGTGGTCTGCGTTGCAGGGGTTCCACTGCCGACGCGGGTAACCTGATAGTGCATAATGAGCAGGAATTTATGATCGTGCTGATGTTCGGCCACATACGGCATGATACCTGGGCAGGTAAACCGTCCTCGGTGACCAGATACCTGATTCACCAGTGACAGAATACCGTGAACCCCTCCTTTTGCCGTCCTTTCAAATTTCGCCTCCGGCGCAGAGCCGGTGGTGACCAGCGTGCTATTCCATGCCACCTTCAAATCAGCCGCGGTTTTCCCTGTCAGTTCTGCGGCCACTTCTGCCGCCAGGTTATCGGTATATACCGTTGTTCCGGTTGCCGAGAAATTGAAAGCGGGGTCTATCATCACGGCGTCCAGCAAAAACAACGATCCGGGATTCAGCCCCGGATAGTTGTAGAGGATCGGCAATCTTGAATCCGTGAAATTCGCCCCATAGAGATTAACGACCTGTCCCATTCTTCACCTCATTTGAAAAAATAATTGTTGTTCAGGATGTCAGCAATACCGTCCCGTGCCGGGATCGGTGTGTATCCTGCGCCCAGATCAAAACCCGCACCGCCAAACGCCAGCGCCTGGCCTCCGGCCTGGCTGAGATGGGTGATATCGATGGCAATTTCTGACCAGGAGCCGTTGTTATTCACGATGACATTTCCCACCGTACCGGCTGCAATCCGCAGATAGTAATCAGCATGTGAGCCACCGGAAGGCGTCCCGGCGTTACTCCAGGTTCCCTGGTAGGTCAGCATGTTGGTTGTGAGTCCTGAGGGCATCAGCGCGCTGGCAAAAAATGACCACGGCAGCACGCCATATTTCGCGGCAACCTGTTTTTCAGTCATACCAGGGAAAGTCGGGTCTATGGCATCCGTCGCCGCAGACAACATGATCTCGTACACTACGGCGTGTTGTTCGGGGAACATTCGGCGATACCACTCCGTGAGCTCATAGAGCGGGCCGGTTCTGGCAAACTGATTTTCATGCTGCGTATAAACCATCCGCACGCCGTTCCATGTCGCCTGACGTTGCCCCATCACAGTAAGGAACAGCACGCGAATGAACATCGCCCAGGCCAGCTTATGCAGCTTTATGGACGCCTCACGTACCTGGGCGGCCCCCAGATCTGTCGTCGGCTGATTGTTCTGCCCATGCCATGCGCCTATTACCTGCCCAGCCCAGCGATCGCCCCAGGATAAAGCCTCTTGCTGGAGCATCCCCACCACTTGATCTGACGTGGAGCCGCCATATGAGCGAACCTCTCCAATACGGCCAGTCGCCGCGATAATCGTTGTGCCAGAGGAACCACTGCCAAACATCGAGTCGCCGATCAGCAGCAGCTTCTGGCAGATCCCCTGACGCATAGCGTTAGCAACCTGTGCTTTCATCCGCACTGCAACCGACGTCGCCGCTTTATCCGCACGCCTGAACTCCCATTCATCCGCGTTCGCAGCACATCGCAGGCTGATACTCTGTCCGGCAGCAACCGTTGAAACTGGTTCTCCGGCGATCCTCACCCAGTTAACACCATCAAAGATGGCGTAATCGCCAGCTACATACGTTTCCCCTCCAGCGCTCCCGCCAGCTGATGCCTGGTAGAGGACATTCGGGCGGTTTGAGCCAGGAAGCCCTGAAGCCGGGGAAAACTCCCCCCCATACAGCAGGAGATCACTGGTGGAGTCCAGGACGGCAAATTGTGGCTGCAGAAATCCGCCGCCTGCAGTTTGTAAGGTCAGGAATAACAGCGCGTCACCTGGAGAGAGCGTCATTCCTGCAAATGTCCCGGCCGAGGTGACCAGATACCAGGTATCGTTCTTTCGCGCTGCTCCAGAGCCTGGTGAGCGCTGAATACTCCAGCTGGTGCCGTCATAGACCAGCAGATCGCCGAGATAGACGTTCTGCCCGTTCCAGTTTCCCGGCGCAGTTTCCGAAACGCTGGAGTTGGTGTTATATGCCTCGTAGCTGTAATAGTCGCCTGCTGAAAACGTGCCGGAGGGTGTTGATATCGTCGGGCTGGTCAGTCGTCCCCTGCGGGTGATGGAAGCTACTGAACCGGGATTAAAAGGAACGCCCTGCGCCTTACCGGCAACTTTGAGGCCGAACGACCGCCGATATTCCAGCGCCGTGCCGGTGGTATTCACACCGTACAATGCCCGGCAGATATGGGATGACAAAGGAACCCATCCCGATCCGTCTTTGTCGTTGGTGCGGGCGGTAAGTTCTGCAATTCGTGATCGTATTGCATCCGGATAAACGCTCACGACGTCCTGAGCTACCGGCATCAGCGACCCGCGTAATGAATCGGTGAGGTTGTCGGCTGTGATGACGTTTTTACCAATCGCCAGCAGCGGAATCTCTACCTGGCCCGTAACGGTAACCCGCATCGCACAGCGCCGGGTAACGGGATCAACCCAGGCCATGACATAGCCACTATCCGGAGTCAGGTAAACAGGGACCAGCCCCTGCAGATTTGGTGACAGCATCTCCGGTTCAATGGCACCGTCTGCGATTTTCAGCAGCGGAATATCAACCTCACCACTCACCGAAACCCGCAACGCCATGCGGCGGGTAACAGGATCTATCCAGGCCAAGATGTATCCTGTAGACGGATCAAGGGTCATGGGAATTAACCGTTGAATTTCCTCCTGCAACGCCGGGCGTTCAATCGACCCGTTCTGGTACTGCAGCAGGGGAATTTCAACCTGGCCGGTAACGGTTATATGGAAACAGGAACGCTTCGACTCCGGATCGCGAAACGCCAGTACATAACCGGTTTCCGGGTTCATGACCTCGGGGATCAGACCAGACGATTTCAGGCTGTTGATAACATTATCGGTATAGCCCTTTGCCGCCATCTGTTTGCCGGTGGTCGTGAGTACACCACTGATATTTTTATACTCATCAGCCAGAACGTCACTGAGCGGGCTCAGTACATAAATCACCGCACCATCAGGAATGTTTGCGATATCCGCCTGGGCTTTCGACAGGTCTGTATATTGTTTTCCCAGAGGGACCAGGTTTTCCCGCGTATTTTCAACAATTGCCGCGAATGTCTGCAGCATCAGGCGCCAGGAGTCCAGCGGTTGCCCGGCCCGGTCGGGAACGGTGGCCGCATCTCCATTGACCAGCTTATCCAGGCGCTCGGCGTTATCGAGCAACACAGCGGGAGACGTGCTCCCCAGCTCCGGGTTAAAGGCCATGTTTTTTGCTCCAAAAAAAGAGGCTTCGCCCAAACGAGGGTTTGAGCGAATGGCCGCGGCTTTTTACAATCAGCTATTTCAAGGAGTTAGATAGTGTTGATTGGCTATGCGAGGGTATCAACCGGGGATCAAAACCTCGATTTACAGAAAAACGCGCTGATCCGTGCAGAATGTGAGCTGGTATTTGAGGATATGGCCAGCGGGAAAAATGCCCGGCGGCCAGGGTTAAAGCGCGCCTTACGGCGGCTGCGCCCGGGCGATGTGCTGGTGGTCTGGAAGCTGGACAGGCTCGGGAGAAGCGTACGCGATCTTATTACACTCGTGTCGGAGCTGCAGTCGCGCGGGGTGAATTTCCGCAGCCTGACCGACAGTATCGATACCAGTACTCCAGCAGGCCGTTTTTTCTTCCACGTCATGAGCGCCCTGGCAGAAATGGAGCGCGAGCTGATCGTCGAGCGAACCCGAGCGGGGTTAGCCGCTGCGAGGGAGCAGGGGAGAGTTGGAGGACGCCGTCGGGTAATGACCACTGAGGTTGTGGAGCGATGCCGCAGAATGCTGGATAAGGGGGCTACTCGGCAGCAGTTGGCAGATGTATTTGAAGTGAATATAAAAACAATTTATAAATATTTACCAGTTTATAAATAGTTATTATCGCTGTGATAATTTTTTTTAATTAAAGGTTTTTTGAACTGGAATAAGGTATGATGCTTGCATCCTTTTTAATTTGAGTTGCCGCAGGTACGAAGCCTGCGGCTTTATTTACTTGAAGGTTATCAAATTATCATGGGTTATTTGGTTTTCGTCCCCCTCCACGGCTAATTTTTCCACCTTTCTTGCCTGCCTCAGATGCGCGCTGAGGATCGTTTTTGAAATTACCGCCACTGTTTTGACCACCTTTGCGACCAGCTTCAGAAGCCCGCTTGCGGTCTTCTGCAAAGTTTCCCGAACCACCACGATGTTGTGACAT